GGTGCTGCTGTTCGGCGTCGGGCTGCGCGCCATCGGCAAGTCGTCGCAGGCGCTGGTACGCGAGGGTGTCTGGGTCGAGGCCGAGGGGGGCTACCAGGTTCGGTCGTGGCTGAAGTGGAACCGCTCAGCGGAGCAGATCGGTACGGAAAGACGACGCGACCGTGAACGGAAAGCGTCCGGAAAGGTGCCGGAATCCGTACCGATTCCAGAGGGATTACCGCTGGATTCCCTGGAGTGGAGTGGTCCTGTAAGTGGGGACAGGGATCACGACACTCCAGTTCACTCCACGCCAGTGGCGGATCCGCCGGAATCCGCCGCGACCCTGATCGCTGAGTGGATCGACCACGAGCCGCAGCGACCGCCAGACCGCGTCGTCGGCCAGGTCGCGAAAGAGGTCGGGAAGCTGCTCGGCGAGGGCTTCCCGTATGACCAGGTCCGGGGATCGCTGGCTGAGTGGGCGCGCCGCCGGATGCATCCCTCGGCCCTCGCCTCGGTGCTGCACGAGCTCGCGGCACCGTCGGTCCGCCGCAACGGCCGCCAGGCGGACCTGTCCGGTGCGCGGCAGCGCGCCCTAGCCGCGGAGGGACGCGCATGATCCCCACCGAGTGCGTGGACTTGGTCGAGCTGATCCAGCACCTGTGCCCGGCGCAGGCCATCAACGCCGGCACCCCTGACGCCTGGTTCCCGCTGCTCGCCGACGTGCCGCTGGACGACGCGGTCGCCGCGGTGTACGGGGCGAAGCGTCACGGCCGGCGGTTCATCGACGTGACCGATGTGCTGGACGGCTACGACGAGATCCGCGCCGAACGCCTGGCCCGCAGCCCCGAACCTGTCCCGCCGATCGACCCCAACGATCCGGTCGCCTACCGGGACTGGCTGCGCAACCACCGCGCCGCCGTCGCAGCTGGCCGACCCACCCAGGAGCTGACCGCATGACCTACGCGAAGGGCACTTCGGTGTCGGTGTCAAGCAGCCAGCAAGAGATCGGCCGCGTCTTGACCCGGTACGAGATCGACACGTACCGGTTCGGGCAGGAGCCCGGCTGGGCGGTGCTCGAGTTCTTCATGGCCGGCTTCCCGGTGCGCATCGGCGTGCCGATCCCGCCGGCCCCCACCGAGGACAAGGTCTACAACGGCCGCACCGGCCGTTGGGTGCAGACCCGGCCGAAGTGGGAGCAGGACGTCAAGGAGCGCTGGCGCGGCCTGGTGCTGCTGCTGAAGGCGAACCTGGAGGCCGTCGAGATGGGACTGGTCTCCGTCGAGCAGGCGTTCATGCCGTTCCTGGTGCTCAAGGACGGCCGCACCCTCGGGGACGTCGCGCTGCCGACGATCCGCGAGCAGGTCAAGGAGCTGATCGCCTGATGGACATCCCCACCGACCACGTCGAAGGCCACTACGGCCACGCCGAACGGATCGAGTTGACCGGGCGGCCGACCGAGGCGGAGACGGTCTGCCACTGGATCATCACCGCCCCCAGCTATCACCCGCTGTGGCAGCAGTACATCCTGGCCGTGGTCCGCCTCCGCGACGGGCAGCCGGGATTCCCTGAGCCGTTCCACAAGTTCGCTGGCACCACCCACGAGCTCCTCGTCATGGCCATCCAGCCCGACGAGGGCCCCTACACGGCGGAGCAGCTGCAGGGCATGGATGCGGTCCCGTACCTGACGCCGATCAACATCGCCGAGCAGTTCATCGCCACCGACGACGAGATGGCCGACATGGCTGGCCTCGCCGCCGCTGCCGTGGTCCACGGCGCGCTGTGCCCGGAGACAGCTGACGCGCCTGACCGGGTCCGGCACTCGTGGCTGGTCTCCCTGACCAAGACACTCGCCCACCTACGCGGGGAGGTGCACGCCGAATGAGCCGCGAGTCGATGGCCGTGTTCACGCTGTACGTCCAGGACGCCGACCCGACCCGGCCCGTGTACGGCGTCCAGTGCGAGGTATGCGGCTGGACCCTCGAGCTCCCCGCATCGCAGGCCGGCCTGGTCGTCCTGCGGGCCGTCGACCACCGCTGCCCTGATGACAACCCGTGGCACCTGCTCGAGCGCAAACCGGACCTGGCGGGGGTGGGGGCATGATCCACTCGCTGCGATGCGAGCCGCGTTACATGGACCGCATTCAGGACGGCACCAAGACGTTCGAGGTCCGGCGCAACGACCGGAACTTCCAGGTCGGCGACGTGCTCAACCTGGGCGACGACTTCCGCATGTTCAGCGCGCGCATCATGTACGTGTTCTCCGGCGACCCGGATCTACCCGACGGCGGTGGCCTGCAGCCCGGCTACGTCGTGCTCGGCTTGGAGGCTCGGTGAAGCGGGGCGAGCCGTTGGAGCGGCACACCCCGCTGCGCGCGAAGACACCGCTGCGCCAGTCGTCGGCGCAGATGCAACGCCAACGGATCGAACGGACCGCCGCCGCCGTCCTGGGTGCCACCCGGTACACGGGCCCGTCGCGCAAGACCCGCGACGCCGTGTACGAGCGGGACGGTGCGTGCCTGTCGTGTGGGCAGCCGCGCCGCGAGCTACTCGTGTTCAACCACCGGCTCGGCGGGATGGGCGGGAATCGGCCGCAGGCCGTCCAGGACGGAACCTGCGCGTGCATCGCCTGCAACTACCGGTATGAGAACGAGCCGCTGTGGGCGCTGGCCGGCGGGTGGAAGGTGCCGATGGGCACCGACCCGCTCGAGCAGCCGGTCCGCGACCACGCCGGGAACTGGTGGCTGCTCGACTCCGAGGGTGGCCGAACGCTGGTGGTGGCGTCGTGAAGGCCAAGGCCCGCGTCACCGACGCGATCGAGTACGCCGTCATCGGCAAGGCGGTCTCCGACATGACCCTGGCCGGCTGGCGGGCGTGGCGGGAACGCACCGCGTACACGATCCGCGTCGACTCCGGGGAGGCCATCTACCCGCTGGTGCAGGCATGGGTGCTGTCCTCGGCGGCGCCCGCGCAGCAGCGGTCGCTGTCGTTCCGTACGACCCGCCCCCGCGACGTGGAGCCGTCCCATCGTGCGCCCCGCCGCGTCCCCGCGTTGCAGCACGACGGTGCGAGGCCGCTGCGCTTCCGCCACCACGGTCACATGGTCGTCGCCCGCGCCGGCACGGAGGCTGCCCTGGACCTGGGGGACCTGGGTGGATCAAAGCTGGTCACCGACCGCTGGCTGACCCTGACCATGCGCACCGTCGCCGCCCGCGACGCGGTCCTTGCGCACCTCGCGCACCTTGTCGAGACCGAGGCCCACCGGCCGCCGTGCCTGTACGTGAACACCCGCTGGGGCGACAACTGGCGCCCGACCGGGCCGCTCGCCCCCCGCCCCCTGCCGTCGGTGGCGCTCGCCGACGGGATGCTGAACCGGCTCATCGGCGACGCCCGCACCTTCCTGGACTCCGAGGTCGACTACGCCACCTGGGGCCTGCCATACCACCGGGGATACCTCCTCGCCGGCCCGCCCGGCACCGGCAAGACCTCGACCATCGCGGCCGTGTGCGGCGAACTCGGCCTGGACGTGTACTACCTGACCCTGTCGGACGTGCAGGGCAACTCGGCCCTGGCGAACGCCCTGTCGGGCGTGCCGCCGCGTTCCTGCCTGGTGATCGAGGACATCGACTGCGTCAAGGCCGCCACCGACCGCGACATCGACACCGACCGGTACGTCACCACTGCCGGCCTGCTGAACGCCCTGGACGGGTTCATCACCCCGCACGGCCTGGTCACCGTCATGACCACGAACCGGCCCGACACCCTCGACCCGGCGCTCGTGCGGCCGGGCCGCGTCGACATGCGCCTGGACCTGGGGCTCCTCGACGCCGACCAGGTGAAGGCCCTCATCGGGTACTTCGCGCCGCGGCTGAGCGGCGCGGACATGACGGCCCGCTGGGTCGGCGGCACACCGGCCGAGCTGGTGGCGTGGCTGCGGGGTGCGATGTGAGCCCGATCCGTCCGGAGAACCGCGCCCGCTACCCGAAGGACTGGCGCCAGATCAGCCGGCGCATCCGCGATCGTGCGGGTGACCGGTGCGAGTGCATGGGCGAGTGCGGCTCCGAGTCGCATCGCCGCTACGGCTGGCTGGTCGGGCGCGACCCACTCGTGCCAGACAAGCGCTGCCCGAACCTGAACCACCACAACTCGATGTTCACCGGGTCCGTGGTCGTGCTCACCGTCGCGCATCTGAACCACACCCCGGAGGACTGCCGCGACGAGAACCTGAAGGCCATGTGCCAGGGCTGCCACCTGGCGTATGACGCCGACCACCACGCAGAGACACGCGCGACCACACTGCGGGCCACCCGCGCCGCCGCCGGCCAGACCGAGCTCGTGGTCCCATGACCAGCGACAACTGGGGCACGGCGCCGCCCCCGCAGGACACGGCCGCAGAGGCCGCCGTTCTCGGATCCGCTCTGCTGTCCCCAGACGCATGCGCGACAGCGGCCGCGCTCCTGTCCCCAGCGGACATGTTCCGGCCAGCGCACGGGGCCATTTTTGGCGCCCTGCTGGCCCTGTTCGACCGCGGCGACCCCGTCGATGCGCTCACGGTGGCGCACGAGCTCGGCCCGGCCCTGGTCGCCGCCGGCGGTGCCCCATACCTGGCGCAGCTCATGGCCTCAACGCCGTCGCCGCGCTCGGTCGCCTACTACGCCGACATGGTCCTCGCCGCCGCAACCTCGAGGCGCCTGCTGGCCGCGGGGGAACACATCGCGCAGCTCGCCCGATCCGACGCACCGGCCGCGGACAAGCTCGCCGACGCCGACTTGGCCCTGCGTCTGGCCTCGGCGACGGGGGGCAGGGATTCGACCCGGCGGCTGGGGGACTGGCTCGACCAGGTCGTCGACGACCTGCAGAACCCGGCCGGCGGCACCGACGGCATCCCCACCGGCTACCTCGACCTGGACCTGGAGCTGCGCCCACTGCTGCCCGGCCAGTTCATCGTCATCGGCGCCCGCCCGGCGGTGGGGAAGTCGATCGTCGGCCTGGACCTGGTCCGGCACTGTGCCCTGCGTCTGCGCCGGCCGGCCGGCCTGATCTCCCTGGAGATGACCGGCGCCGAACTGACCCAGCGCGCGATCGCCGCCGAAGCCGGGGTGCCACTGACGGACCTGCTGCGCCGGGACCTGTCCGAGGACGCCTGGGAACGCATCGCGAAGGCCAGCGACCGGATCCGGGAAGCCCCTTTGTGGATCGAGGACCTGGAGTCCCAGACCCTGCACTCGATCCGGGCGTGGGTGCGCCGCCACAAGGTGGACCTGCTCGTCGTCGATTACCTGCAGCTGGTCACCGCACAAACCACGGACGCCCGGTACCGGCAGAACGCGGTCGCCGAGCTCGCCCGCGGACTGAAGCTGTTGGCGAAGTCGGAGCGGATCCCGGTGGTGGTCCTGGCGCAGCTGAACCGGCAGCCGGAGGGCCGCAGCGGCGGCCGCCCGAACCTGGCGGACCTGCGCGAGTCCGGCGCCATCGAACAAGACGCGGATGTGGTTCTGCTGCTCCATCGCCCCGAGCTTTACGACCCGTTGAACAGAGCGGGCGAGGTCGATCTGATCGTGGCGAAACAGAGGCAAGGCCCCACGACGACGGTCACCTTGATGGCGCAGACCGCCTACTCCCGGTTCGTGGATGGGAGGCGGTCGTGGTGAGCGCCGACTTCTCGCACTCAGCCCGGGCGAACGCGGCCCGCCTGGTGAAGGCCGACAAGCTCGCCTGGCTGTTCCACGCAACCCCGGGCCCGTGGCCATCCACCGACGCGGAGCGCCGTGCTGCCGAACGGGTCGCCGGGGTGCCGCGCAGCTCGGACGAGACGTGGGAGCTGGCGCGCCGCCTCCTGGACGATCTACAGAACCGGAGTTCCCACGATGCCTGATCCGATGTTCACGAACGCCTTGCCGGCGTCCGCGCTGCGGTGCGACCCGACCCTCAACAGCCACGTGTTCGCGTCGGGCGCGGCCCCGTGCCAGTGCGGCCAGCAGCCCGCGTTCCATCCACCGCGCCCACCGGATCCCATCCCGCGCGAGCTGCATCAGGCCAGGGCCCGCATCGTCGAGCTCGAGGCGCAGGTCGCTGAACTGCGCAGCCTTCAGCCTGGCGTCGGCGTGATCTGCAGCTGTACGACAGCCGCCGGCGGGGCTTACTACTCGCCGCCCGAACACCCGTGTCCGGTGCACGGCGCGGGCTGGCACGGAGTGAGTTCGCGAGAGGACAGCGCCGATGTCAGCGCCGGTTGAGCCCCAGACACACCGACCGCGACTTTTGGATCTGTTCTGCGGTGCCGGCGGGGCCGCGATGGGCTACTGGCGGGCCGGGTTCGACGTGGTCGGGGTGGACATCGAGGACCACCCGTCCTATCCGTTCGAGCTGATCGTGGCCGACGCGATGGAAGTGCTCGCCGACCCGGCATCCCTTGTCGGGTTCGACGTTGTCCACGCAGACATGGGCATCGACTGGATGACCTGGGACGACCTGCGCGAAGCGATCCCCCACGCCTACACCGAGTACATCGGCGCCCAGCTCATCGCCGCGCTCGCCGTGGAGGCGTCGTGACTGAGTCCCAGACACACCCCCAGCGCTGCGGACACGGGCTGCCGGTGAGACGCGGCGTCATTATCGACTATCACAGCAACGATGACGGATGGACGTTCTGCGACCAGCCCCCCGAGCCCAGCGTCTCCGGGGACCCCGAGGCGCGCTGCTGTTCGGGCCACAACGACCGCTGCGAATGGCCGAGCGAATGCTGCTGCGACAACTGCCCCGCGCCCGGCTTCGGCCGCCCTGCTGCGCTTTTCAGTCGCCCGACGGCGGAGGCGGATTCGTGAAGCTCGCCTACGCCGACCCAGTGTACCTAGGGATGAGCCGGCGCTATCCCGAGCATCCCAATAGCAAAATCTGGGACGACTTGGCTACGCATGCCGCGCTGTTAGCCAAACTGGATGTGGAGTACGACGGCTGGGCCTACAGCTGTTCGTCGGTCTCGCTGCGAAAGATCCTGGCCGTCGCGCCGGAGTGCCGTATCTCACCGTGGTCCAAATCGTTCTGCGCGTTCAAACGGAACGTTCGCATCGCCTACGCCCACGAGTACGTGCTGTGGAAGCCCGGCCGGGACTCATCCAAGGACGGCGCGCCCGTGGGCCGAGACTTCCTGGTCGCGCCCATCACCATGCGCAAGGGCCTGACCGGCGCTAAGCCCGAAGAGTTCTGCCGCTGGGTGCTCGACCTCATGGGTTACGTGGAGGGCGACGAAGTGGACGACCTGTTCCCCGGAACCGGGGTTATGCAGCGCGTTCTCGATCAAGGAGTGATCGCATGAAATGTGCAGTGTGTATCGACCTAGCTCCTCCAGACGGTCTTGGCGTTCAGGACGCGATCACAGTGAAAGGCGGGGATGCGCTGTGTTGGAAGCATTCGGCGCAGCGCATCGGTTCGGTGTCCTGATGCGTTGTCGAGGATGTAGTACCGAGGTGGGTGACGGTGTACCCCAGCCCGAGCACTGCAACAGCTGCCCGCCCACTCCCTGCTCGGATTGTGGCGGTGTCCAGGTCTGGGCCACCGGTGACCTGTGCGCCTGCTGGCTGTCTCTTGACGACATGAATCTGGCCGACTTGAAGGCCACGTTTGCTCCCGACTTCAGCATCGAGGTCTCTTGATGTCACCGGTCGCGCGTCACCACGAGTCGCTGGACATGGTCGAGGTTGGTCGCGAGTGCTGGGTGATCTCCTACCGCCTCACCGGCCACTGGGAGGGTAAGGGCACTGGCCATGTCGCAGTGCTCGGCCCAGAGAACACTGCCCGCGCATGGATCAAAGAGCATCGTGGCAGCAAGGATCTCATCGTTACTGGCCTGTTCCGCGCTGGCGTGATCGAGCCGCAGTGCCGCCACTGCGCTGGAGGCCCCCCCGGAGGTTCCGATGTCTGACCGCCCCGAGCCCAGCGCCGTAGAGGACAAGCGCTGGCAGGACGACGGCAAGGGCGGCGGCGTCTACACGGATGGCACCGGACGACCCTGGCCGTTCCCCGCCGCCGAGCCCAGCGCCGTAGAGCCGGGCAGCCAGGACACCGAGGCGCTGGTCGGTGAGGCGACCAAGGCGATGCGGGCTGCCGGATTCGGTGACGCCGAGGATGCCGCCAGAATCGCTGCCAGCGTCTATGCGCCCGCTCTGGCTGCTGCCCGAGCAGACGTAGACCTCTGGCAAGGGCGGTATTCGCGGGCGCTAGATCACAGCCGAAAGAACAGTCGCTACGGACAGGAGCAGCGACGCAGGGCCGAGGACGCCGAGGCCGAGCGGGAGGCGCGGGCCGTTGTCGTAGCGCGTTGGGAGGAAGCCGAGGAGTCGGGGTTCGGATGGAAGGACCGCGCCGAGGACGCCGAGGCCGAGCGGGACGCTGCGCGGGCTGAGGTGGCCCGGCTGGAGCAGCGGGTACGGGCCGTCGAGGCGCTGTGCGAAGCGTTCGAGCGCCGCACTTTGAACGACCCCCGCGCTTCGGTGCTCTACGCGAAGGAGGCGGAATGAGCGGCGCCGAGCATGTCGACGTCATCGGGCATGTGGACGTCGTCGAGAACCGCTGGGTGGCCGGCTACCAGCTGCTCGTGGCCCGGGTCCAAGCGAACGGCGCCATCGTCAACCCGGGCTCGACGCTCGAGGGGGACGCTCGGGTGGCCGTCGCCATGGTGCAGGCGATGCCGTGGCCGTTCGATCTGGCGGCGTTCTCGGCCCGCTACGGCGCCGGCTCCTACGTGATGACGACAGCCGTCCACTCCGGCGAGGACTGCCCGTTCAACACCACGCCCTCACTGCCTATGAGGTCGTACACCGTCCACGAATACGGAACGGCCCCCACCCAACCCGACCCCCAGACAGGCCCAACCACCCTGATCGGTGACGCAGAGTCACTACCGCCCTAGTCGTCATGCTCAGACCGGACCAACATGCCCAGCCAACTGCCCCAAATCCCCGACCCGCATGACCACGGAGAGTGACCAGTGAGCAGCCGCCGGACCGTTCAACCCGTGATCGTTCAACACCAGATCCGGCCCGAGCTCGCCGACCAGACCGAACCCATCAGCAACGTGCTGCCGTACCCGGGGAACGCCAAGACGCATGACCTGCCCGCGGACCCGTTCGCCGGCTCCGGGACCACCCTGATCGCCGCCCACCAGACCGGCCGGCTGGCACGCCTCATCGAACTCGACCCGGCCTACTGCGACGTGATCTGCCGCCGCTGGCAGGAACACACCGGCATCAAACCCACCCGCAAGGGCCGCGCCCACGACTTCACCCGAGGCACCTGATGGCCGGCCCGAAGGCCCGACGGGTCTCCACCACCGCGTCTCCCGGCGCGGCCCCGTACGTCGCCACCGACGTCACGTTGGAGCGGGAACGCCAAGTCCTGGAGCTGCGCCGCGCCGGCTACACCCTCGACGTGATCGCCAAGACGGTGACCCCGCCGTTCGCCGACAAGTCCGGCGCATCCGTGGCCCTCAAGCGGGCGCTGGCTCGGGTGGCGGCACCGGAGGCCGCGTTGCTGCGGGAGATTGAGGGGCTGCGGCTGGAGCGGCTGATGCTCGCACTGGACTCGAAGATCCGCGCCGGGGACGTGAAGGCCATCATCGCAGCCGAACGAGTCAGCCGGTCGATCCGCCGGCTGTGGGGCCTCGACCATGCGGACGGCCTGGCCGAACGGCAGCTGGACCTGGCGCAGGACGTCGCAGCCCGGCTCATCCCCGGGCTGCAGGTGCTGCTCGAGGACCTGGGGGTGGCCCGCGACGACCGGGCCCGGGCCGCGGTGGCCCGCTACGTGCAGGGCCTGCGCCTGGTCGAGCTGCCGCCCGGGTCCCGGGACGACGACATCGTGGACGCCGACCTCGCCGACCTCGTCGACCCGCCAGCACCGGCGCCTAGATCGCGGGCCAGAAACGTGAACCCCGCAGCGAAGAAGGCGCCGGTCAAACGCCCGACACGGAAGGCCACCGCGACCCGACTCGACCAGGAGACCAAGCCATGAGATTCCGCCGTCACCGCCGCCCCGATCTGCCGCCGAGCGGCATGGCTTTCATCGACGGCCCGCGCCCCGAGGTCGCCGCAGCACACCCGGACAGCGGCTACTCGTGGTGCCCGTACTGCGGCCGGGAGATGCACCCGAACAGTGACGAGCCGCCCTGCTGCGACGCCCAGCGCCGCGAGATGGATCGGTACAACGGCATGGTTGCCCGGCTCCGCGCGGAGCACGAGGGCCGCACCCGATGACCGCCCAGCTGTCGACCGACCCGCACACCCGGGCGTGCGCCCGCTGCTCCTGGCACGGCACCTGGGACACCCGCGACGAGGCCAACACCGCCGCCGCGGACCACGCCCAGATGTCGCAGCACTGGCAGTGCGTCGTCTGCTGCCGGTCCCTCCCGCCCGAACTGGAGCAGACCTGCTACGGCTGTGTCGCCCGGGTCCGCGCCCACATCCTCGCCAGCCTCGACATGTTCGCGTACCTGCCGCTCGAGCTCGCCAGCAGCCGTCCGGACCTGGCGCTGGCGATCCTGACGCCCGGCTCGGCTGGGACGGCATATCCGCGCAAGGACTGGCCCGTGCCGCTGGACCTCGGCTACGACGAGTCGTACAACTCGGCGCCGCTGCGTTCCCCGCAGCACGGCATGAACCTGATGTCGGACCCGGAGTCCCCGGCGTCGACGTTCGGGCAGTGGGAGGACGACTGGCGCGGCCTGCAGGCCCAACCCGCCGCTGAGGTCGCCGCCACCATGACGGGCACCACCACGTACCTGCTGGCGCACCTGTCGTGGGCCGCGCAGAACCACCCGGCCTGGGTCGACTTCGTCGACGACGTCCGCCGCATCCACCGCCACCTCGAGGACGCGACGGCGCACGGGGAACGCGTCGACCGCTCCGACGCGCCCTGCCTGGACTGTGACCAGACGGCGCTGCGCCGCGCGTTCGCCCCACCGTTGGCGTGTGACCACCAGCCTGCGGCGTTCGGGTGGTGGCATCGGCTGCTGCAACGCCAATGGTTCGAGTGGCATGTGGGCCCGGACGGCCGGGGCTGTGACCAGGGCGGCCTGCGCGAGGTGTGGGTGTGCGGGGCGTGTGGGCGCCGGTATGAGCCGGAGGAGTACTGGCTGGCTGTGCGGCAACGCTACGCGAACGAGCAGGCAGCGGCAGCATTGGAGGCCCACGCATGACGATCACCGAGTTCCTGCGAGCCGGAGCCGCACTACCTGGAGGGTCGGCGTTGGTGGCCACGAACCACCGGCCCACCGTCAGCCAGTACGCGGGCCGGTTCTCCGCCGATCTGCTACGGATGAGCATCGCGATCCGCGATCAGATGACGCCTGCCCTTCGCCAGATGGGCCGCGCGTTCGCCGAGATGGCAGCCGCGCATGAGCGGGCGTGGCGCCGATGACCATCACCGAGTTCCTGCTGGCTCGCATCGCCGAAGACGAGGACGCCGCTCATGGCGCGGAGGATGTTAGCCCGTCGCCGTGGCTGATCAGCGCCTACTCCGAACTCGCCGACGCGACTCAGGGTCACATCGCCCAGGGCGAGCATCCGCTACGTCACACCACGATCGGGTTTATCGCCTGGAACCACCCGGCTCGGGTGCTGCGCGAGTGCGAGGCCAAGCGGCGCATCATCGAGCTGCATCCGTCCGACGGTCACGCGCTCGTGCCTGACTGCGAGACGTGCACGTTCGAGCACGGCTGGCCCTGCGCAACACTCCGCGCCCTGGCCGCCGTCTACTCCGACCACCCCGACTACCGACAGGAGTGGACGCTGTGACTGAGCGAGAGCAGCTCGACGCGATCCGGGCGGTCCTGGAGGCGAGCCGCTGGAGGCCGATCCCGACGGTCGGGGGGTACGTCGGATGCGAGGCCAGTAAGAGCGAAGGTTTGGCGTGTGACGTCTCCGACCGGATCGCGCGCATCCTCGGGATGCAGCCGTGAGGTGGCTGTGGCGTCACGTCCTACGCTGCTCCCATCCCCGCTGGGACGCGGTCACCCTGCCTGACCCCGAGACTGGTGAGCCGGGCTGGACCGTGTCGACGTGCACCCGCTGCGGCATGGCGGTCGCGTCGTGAGCCGCGACGTCGACCAGCTGCTGGCCACCATCGACGGTGTCCTCGACGTCGACGGGTACGACGGGGAGTACGCCGCCCTCGACGACTCGATGCGGTGGGCGCCGCCGTGGGACGAGCCCGTGGTGCGCGACCCGGAGACACTCATCGAGCTGCGGCTGCTGGAGGGCTGGGACGGGCACGCCGCGTCTACGCAGACGGCGTCCGAATACTGGCGTTCGCTGACGACCACCGCCACCGACGCTGGCCTGCGCTGGCTAGCGGTCGCGTCGCAGGCCGGGCTGGTCACCACCGCTCGGCGGCAGTACGAGGCGAGCCTCGGCGGCCGGATGGAGATGATCGCCGACCAACTCAACCGTCTGCTGAGCGCGCTCCCCGACGCGCCGGATCTGGCCTGGGGGATCCTGCGCGAGCCCGACGACGGCCCCCACGAACCGGACAACGACACCAGCGTCCCGCCCTACCAGCACCGCATGGGCGTCGGCTTCGGACCCGAGATGACCATCGGGAACATCGACGCCGAGAACGAGGCGCGCCTGCTCGATGCCTACGCGGCCGAGGAGGAGCGCCAGCTACGCGATGGCTGACCGCCCCCGCGACCTCGTCGACGCCTACACCGGCGCAGCCTTCCTATCGGTGGGCGGACGCACCATCACCCCCGGCCAGATCCGCAACTGGGCGTACCGCGGCAAGATTGCCCGCCACGGCCGCGATCAGCACCGCTGCACCCTGTACAGCCTCGCCGAACTGAACCGCGCCGCCGCCGCCGCCGCGGCCGACACGCGCACGTCCCGGACGCGCGGTAGTTGACGCCGCACGCCCAGTCGTGTGACATTCACCCCGCAGGCCTCGCGTGCCCGGACATCGGGACCGGGGCCTTCCGCATGCCCGGGGAGGTGGCCGTGGCCGACCCGCCGGGCGCCCCCACCTCGGACGAGGCGATGGCCAACGCGGCCCGGCTGCTGCTCGCGGCCGAGGCCCACGCCGAGACGAATCCGGTGCGCGCCGAACGCTTGCACGGCATCGGCGACTCGTGGCTGGAGTACGCCCGCCTGTACGACGCAGGGGCCACCGTCCAGCTCTGACCCTTGCCGGGGGGAGGTGCCGTGTCGCGCCTGAAGCTGATCGACCATCGCCTCGCCGACTGCCGCCTCGCCCTGCACTCCGGCACGATCATCGGCCTCGACAAGGTGTGGGACACCATCGACGAGCTCCTCGACGAGCGCCTCGCGATCACCGGCCCACCCGCCGTCCCGATCGAACTGCCCCCGCCGCTGCCCGTCGTGGCGCCGAAGCCGGCCGCGGTCGGGCGCTGCCACGTGTGCGAGAACGGTGTGCCGCTGCGCTACATCCCACCCGCCGTGGACGGCGCGGTCGCGGTGTGGCTGCTGGACTGCCCGATGTGTGACCGGTCCAAGTGCCAGGTCTGCTCGGCGTACGTGCAGGACCGCCGGACCAAGAAGTGCCCGAAAGGCCACGAACTGAAGTTCACCTGACCCGCTCACCCCCTTGGAGCGAGACATGGCAGCGCTGCCCACCGAGCTCATCGTCACGATCAAGCCCGAACTCGACCCTGACGCGCTGGGTACGCTGCTTGACCAGGCGATCAACGGGCTCAGCGACGCCCAGGTCGACAGGCTCGCCCGCAAGCTCACGACGTCGATCACACGCGAGCAGGCCCGGCGAGCGAAGGCGAACTCGCTGTGACGCACTCGACCGCACCGGAGAAGCCCGGGAACTGGCACGCCGCCGTCCTGTACTGCCAGCTCGGCCCGACCGCGAGCGTGCGCGACGACGGCACCCCGTACCTGCCCGACGCCCACTCCTGCGTCCCGGCCTGCGACCACCGCTGCACCACGACCGGCTGCCGCGGCCGCTACGACCTGGGCATCGTCGACTTCTGGCACCCCAACCCGCTGCGCATGCTGTGGTGGAAGTCGGTGCTGCTGCCACGCGCCCACCGCCGCGTGAACCGGTGGAACGCGCACGTCGCGGACCGCCTCGCCGACCAGCTGGAGGACTGAGCCATGCTCGCTGACCTCGCCCCCACCCTGCAGCGCCTGACTGCCGACGTCGCGGGCCTGATCGACGCGGCCACCCCGAAGCCGTCGGATGAGCAGTCCCCGCGCGGCACCGCCGAGGTCATCGCCCAGGTGCGCGCCTCGCGAGAAGCGCTCGAGCAGGCAGCCGAGGCGTGGAAGTCGCTCGGCGAAGCGCTCCTGAACCTGCAGGCCATCGCCCTCAGCAAGGCCGCAGCGAAGCGCTCGAGCAAGCCAGCCGCGGCGAAGAAGGCCACCGCCCGCAAGCGCTGAACCACCACGCCGGACCCCTTGCCGGCGTGCCGCACCGCCCCGTCCTGTCCGACCGAGCAAGGGGAAACCGTCATGGCATCCGTCATCACGTCCAAGGGCCGCGACGTCCTGTCCGGTCGCATGGTCGGCGCCACACCCACGCAGGCCGAGCCGAAGGTCATGAACTGGGGCGTCCCCTCAGCCCAGTTCACCGCCGCCGTCTCCGACATCGCCCTGTTCGCGGAGACCGCCGAGGCCCGCCAGACCGGCACCAGCTCCGTCGTCACCACGTCGACGGCGAACGACACCTACCAGGTCGTCGCCACCCTGACCGCGTCGGGCACCCGCGCCGTCACCGAGGTCGCGCTGCTCGACTCGACGACGAAGCCGTTCTCCACCACCGTCGCCTCCGGGGCGATCATCGGCTCTAGCTCGGCGACCACGTTCACCTCCGGTGCATCGTTCACGCCGGCGAACAACACCTACATCCAGATCCGCACCGAGGTCCTGCAGGTGACGGCCGGGTCCGGGTCGACGTCGCTGACGGTGACGCGCGGCCAGAACGGGTCGGCGGCGATCGCGACGATCGCGGCGTCGGATGTGGTGACGGCGGGGAACATCCCGGGTGCGTCGGCGATCACCGGTGGGACGCTGCTCGCGCACTTCGACTTCGCCGTCATCAACCTGAGCTCCGGGAACACGCTGCAGTCGACGGCGCAGGTGCAGTTCCAGTAGGACGTTGGCCCGGCCCTTCGGGGTCGGGCCTTCACGTACGTCCGCCCCATTCGCAGGGCGGCTCCTCCGTGATGGAGGTGGGCGTGATGCCCAAGGAGAGGATCTACGACAGCGTCGGCGTGTTCGATGCTGAACTGCAGTGGTCGCCACAGCCGAGCGGGCACGTGCAGCTGGCCACGCTGATGCGGGACCCGCAGACACCGGACGACCCGGCCGACCTCGGCGACCTGGTCGACATGTGGCGCCGGCCCAGCATCCCGTGGCGGGAACGGATCGTGCCCGGCATGGTGGTCAGCTCGTGGGCGTTCGACGGCTTCGAGGCCCTATGGGTGCGGACCGCGTGGCGTGACCTGTGGTACGCGGTCGTGTTCGGTCGCGGCTACGACGGCGGGGCAGAACCGACCGGGGCGGCGCGTACCGACGCCGACATCCCGGAGGAAGCGTCGCTGCTGGTCGACCCGTTGGTGAAGGCGTCCGACCTCGGGCGTGGCCTGTTCGCGACGTTGGACCGCGAAGGCATCAACAGGCTCATCCGGGTGCTGCGTCGGGCCCGCGACCAGGCCTACGGCCGGGACGAGTAGACGGACGCGACCGGGCCGTCGAGGGGAAGGGCGGCCCGGTCGCCACGTCCTGACCGGGAGGCGCCGTGACGGTCCTCGGCATCCCGGGCGTCCTGACCAACGCCACGTACACGGCGCCGTCCGGCACGTTCACGATGCCGAACGCGCGCAGCACCTGCCACGGCGTCGTCACCGTCGACCTGTCGGCGTGCAACCTGGTGGACGGCGGCGGCAACGCGGGCCTGCTCACCGCGTCCGCGGACTGCACCGCCCTGACCGTGGTGGGCGCGGGCGGCGGGGCGCCGATCAACTTCGGCCCCTACGGGGTGGGCCGCGGCCCCAGCGGCCCCACCGGCGGCAACTACACGTACATCACGACGTCGGCGACCACGGGCCCGCTGGTTGCGATCAACGACACCGCGACGTGCACCGTCACGATCAACGGCTTCACCAGCCAAGGCCTGATGAAGCTCACGACCGGGCAGGGCACCAACCCGGCCAGCAAGGTCATCTGCCGGGGCCTGTTCTGCACCGGCCTCGCGGTGGCGATCGAGGGCTACCACAGCATCGACGTCGACAACTGTGTGCTGATCGGCGGCGGCCCGAACCTGAACCCGGTCGGCCTGCACGTCTTCCAGTTCCAGGGCGCCAGCCCGCCGGCGACCCGGTCGCTGTGGGTGCCGGGCCTGAACGCGCGGCTCACGAACTCCACCGTCACAGGATTCGTGAGCTCGGCGACGACCGGGTTCCGGCAGGGCGACGCCTGCCTGTTCGAGTCGGACTGCGAGTACTTCTTCATCGACAACTGCCTGCTCGGGCACAACTCCGACTCCGGCGGCCTCGACAGCAAGGCGTGCTACGGGCAGATCAGCAACTGCACCATCCAGTCCGACGGTGGCCGGGCCATCTCTGGGCACGTGATGGGCGACGGCCGCGGCCCGTGGAACGGTGTCCGGTCAATCAACAACGTGATCTTCGTCAACAACGGCACCATCCCGCTGTCGGGCGGCTTCACCGAGGCGTACCAGGCCGAGGGTGTCCTGTCGGCGTACAACGACCAGGTCACCCTCGCCTCCGGTGCGCGCCTCGCGGTGACGTCGTTCCAGGACGCGCCCGGCTCAGGTGCGACCGGGTCGTACCCGCGCCTCGGCACGATCACCCTGTCGGAGATCGTCGACGCCAGCGGCAAGCACCTGACCGGGCCGATCGTGTTCGGGAACGACGGCACGCACACCACGGTGATCACGACGTTGCCGACCGCCGCAGTCACGTACGGCACGTCGCAGCCCGGGTACCCGGAGCTGACGCCGACGCCGCCGGCGAAGCGGGTCCGCTGCTACACCCCGTCGGACGTCGCCGCGGTCGCGGCCGGCACCCCGATCACGTACTCGGCGAGCAGCACCATGGTCGACGGCGCCGGCACGTACACCGGCGGGAACCAGGTGTGGGGCCGCGCGGACCTGCGCGGCGACAACGGTGCGGTCGCGCAGAACAACGCGCTCGCGTTCCTCGCGAACTACTTCGGGGCGGTGCAGGACCTCGACCAGATGAAGGGCTGCCTCGTCCACGAGCCCGACAACAACGGGGTCAGCTACACGGCGGCGCAGCACAAGGCCGAGCTGATCGTCCTCATGACGAAGCTCAAGCCGATGGTCAACGCGAACCGGGCGCACCCGATCGCGTTCGGGCCGATCATGACCGGCCTGTTCTTCAACAACACGACAGCGTTCTGCGACACGTGGATCTCCACCACCCCGAACGTCGACTACGTCGGCTCCGACCCGTACGCGAACCTGTCCATCTGGGCCAACACCGCGGCGTACGCGGCGCACCTGGGTAAGCCGTGGACGGTCGAGGAGTTCGGCACCAGCGTCGCCGCGAACCCCCCCGACACCGGGGCGGGCGGGCATCTGCCGCACATGCAGGCCGGGGTCGCCGCGAACAACAGCCTCGGGAACCCGGCGCTGTCGATCGCCTGGTTCGACCACAACCACAACCTGCTCGACACGAACCTGGCCGGCGCCACCCTGGCCGGGGCGACGTCGATCGTCGTCAACGACATCCCGGGGAAGGTCTCGAGCCCCCCGCAGCCGACGGACCACTCGATCGCCAACGGCGCCGTCATCACCATCGACCCGCACGGCGCGCACCCCGAGACGGTTGGCCTAACATCCGGGACCACGCAGACAGCGTCCGGGCCCGCCACCCTGCACGTCCCCGCCCTCGCCTTCCCCCACGCCGCGAACGCGGTCGTGTGGCTGATGCCGCAGTCCGCCGCCTACTGGCGGACCCCACCGCCGCAGCCGTCCGGCGGGGCGTCGTTCTTCCAGCAGCTGTCGACCGGTGTGAGCACGGTGGCGATCGCGAAGAAGAACGCGATGCTCGCCAGGCTGCGGGTGCAGCAGCCCAGCTCGGCGCCGTTCCTGTCGGCCGCGTCGCAGTCGTTCGAGGACGGCTCCGTCGGCGCCTGGTACACGGCCGGGGTGCCGCTGCCGGTCCTGGCGAACACCACCGACCAGGCCAAGGACGGCTTCCGGTCGATGCAGGTCACCCTCGCGTCGGTGACCGGCTCCTCGTTCCTGGTCTCCGAGACGCTGCTGGACTTCCCGGCCACCCCCGGCAACGTCATGAACATCTCGATATGGGTGTACATGCCGACCGGGCTGCCGCCGGTGCAGTTCTTCACCGACGGCCTGTTCCTGTTCTCCAACCCGAGCTCGCGGCACAACGTGTGGGAGCAGCTGAACTTCTCGTTCGTCGCCACGTCGACGCTGCACACCGTCGCACTGTTCGCCACCGACACCTCGGTCGCGGGGCAGAAGTTCTACGTCGATCTGGCGTCCATCTCGATCGCCTCCACCAAGACCCTCGGCGCCCGTGTCACCTCGGTGCTGCCCGTCCACCCGGTGTTGGTCGCCGCCTCGAGCCAGGCGGTGGCGTGGACTCGCAGGATCGCGACCACCGTGGCTCGGTCGGTGCAGAACCAGGGCGCCGGGCAGGTCAACGTCGTGGCGGCGATCGAGGCGCCGGCCCGCAAGCTCGCCCACGCCGTCGGCAGGCGCCACACCGCCATCCAGGCCCCGCTCGCCGTGCAGGGGCAGCGGGCGCTGACAGCGACGGCGCGCGCGGTGGAGACGACGACGAAGCTGCTGGCCCAGTCCACTGCCCGGCTGCAGTCCGTGACCGTGGTGCAGGCCCCGATCCGCAAGCTCACCAACGCCGCCGTCGTCGCGCTGGGGACGATCACGCAGGCCCCCAGCAAGCGCCTGTCCGCGACGGGCGTCGGCTGGTCGTCGCGGATCGTCCAGAACCCCGTCGAGTCGATCAAGGCGCAGGCGGTCGTGCCGAGCGTTCTGCAGGTCACGCAAACCCCGGCGGCGTCCGCGGTCAGCCAGGTCCAGAATCTGCTGCAGACCCTGGCGGCCAGCGCGTACACGTTCGGACACCTGGGCCAGTCCGCCCTGTCCGCCACGGTGCGGGCCGCCCAGACCATGACCGGCCGCCCCGTCCACCAGGCGGCTACGGCTGCGGCTGGACGGGCCACTGCTGCCACGGTGGGGCGCGAGAACAACCCGGCCGTCACCACCAGCCCGAAGGTGACCGTGGCCCCGGTCAGGCGGGTGCAGGCCGCAGTTCGGGCCCTGTTTCCGGCATCGGCTGCGACGGCACTAGGCCGCGTCGTGCAGGCAGTCCGGCATCGGCTGCTGGCCGCACCGACCCGCGGCGTGGGCGCCGTGAACAGCGCCGAGTCGCCCGGCAACCAGGTCCCAGACGTGTTCGACATCCGAGCCTGAGGAGACGCCGTGCCCTTCCCGAGGCCGATCTATCAGGCGTACAAGAACGGGTTCCCCACCCCCCCTGCGTCGCTGAACACGTTCACCGCCGAGGCGAACCTGTGGAACCCGGCGATCTGGTCGTCTATCCCCGGCGACGAGCTCGTCGAGGGCGCGGTCTACACCTGCAAGTTCGGCGGGATCTGCCAGTCCGCGACCGGCATCAACTGGACCTTCACGCCCCGCTTCGGGCAGTCCGCCACCCCGTCGTCGAACATCTCCTTCGGCGCTTCGGCGGTCGTTCCGTCCGGTGGCACCATCCCGGCCTCGAGCCCGTGGTTCGGCGAGTTCGACTTCCAGGTCACCTCACTGAACGTGGCCGCGTCGCTCGCGAAGATCAACGGCAGCGGCTTCATCGTCTGGCCGACCACCGCGATCCTGGCCGGACAGGCCATCCCGATGGGCGGCACGCTGATCACCACCGCCGACCAGACCACCGCGCAGGGGTTCGCGCTGTCGGTGACCTGCGGTACGTCATCGGCGACGAACCTGATCCAGGCGCAGTGGATCAGATGGGGACACTGATGTGCCCGAGTTCCCTCCTGCGCTAGTAGCCCCCGGCGTTCCGCTTGGTCGCTCCGGCCTGCGCATCGCCGTCCGGGAGGTCGACAACTTCTCCGAAGGTAACGGGCAGGCCGGCAGCAACTACCTGCAGACCTCCGGCATCTCCGACGGCGGCGCGCTCACTCTCGGGGCGACCTGGGTGTACGACGCGAGCCTGGTCGTCACCGGGTCCGCGATGGGTTCGCGGGTCGACGTCTCGACGGGCACCGCGAACCGGTTCGCCACCATGGCCGGCATCCCCCAGGACGGGATCGCCGCGGCGTTCGCGGTGTGCACCTTCATGCTCCAGGACTGGCCGACCGCCAACAACTCGACGATCCTCAACCTGCGCGGCCTCGGCATCGTGCAGTGCGGCCTGGTCACGACCACGACGAACAAGCTGGTGCTGCGGGACAAGACGACCACCCGCTACACGAGCACCACCACCCTGGTCGCTGGGGTGATCTACACGGCGGAGATCGCGGTCGACGCGGTCGCGCAGAAGATGTACATGCGGCTGTGGGACCAGAACAACGTCCTGCTCGAGCAGTCCGGCCCGCAGACGTACACCCTCGGCGGGTTCGTCGACACGGTGAACATCGGCTACATCACCGCCCCCGGGCTGACCACGCACCTGCTCGTCCCCTACTGGGGCTACTCGACCCTGGACTGGGTCGGCCCGCCGGCATCCCTGGCGGCGATCGTGAACACGGTCCGGGCGGCCACGACGACGGCGCCGGTTGCTGTGGAGTCCGTGACCGCTGCCCTGGCGGCGCTGCTGCAGGCACCGGGTCGGGCGCTGCTCGCCGCGATCACCGGGCTGCGCGGACCGGTCGTGCAGAACCCGGCCAAGTCGATCAAGGCCCAGGCGGTGGTCGCGACCCGCGCCGTCACGCAGACCCCGGCCAGGGCACTGAAGGCTGCTGCCGCTGGGACGGTCCTGGTCGTGACGTCCCCGGCCCGCGCCCTCGGCGCCGCTGTGGCTGCGGCCCGCAAGGCCACGCAGACGCTCGCCGCGACCGTCTCGAACCTCCAGTCCCGGTTCCAGACGCTGCTCGTCACCCAGGCCCCAGCCCGCACCTTGGCGCAGGCCGTGGCCGCGACCCGGACCGTGACCCAGGCCCCGGCCCGGACCGTCAAGCACGCGGCCACCGCGGCCCTCGCCATCGTGCAGGCGCCCGCGCGGGCGCTGCGCAACGCCGTCGCCCACGTGCTGACCTTGCTGAGCGGCCCCGGGTTCGCGCTCGTGCAGCAGGCCCACTGGACCGGCTCGAGCGGCGCCGCCCAGTCCGCGCCGCTGACCACCACCGCCGGGAACCTGCTCGTCGTCTCTGTCGCGGTCAACACCAACGTCGCCATCACGTCGGTCACCGACGGCGCCGGCAACAGCTACGTGCGCGGCGACGGGAACGCGGCGAACAGCCGGGACATCGAGATCTGGTACTGCCCCGACGCGCTACCCCTGGCCGCCCAGCGGGTGACCGTCAACGGGGCAGCGTTCGCCACCACCGTCGTCCTGTCCGAGTACTCCGGCGACATCACGACCCAGCCTGACCAGCACGCCGCGCACCAGTACCTGTCGACCACGACCCCGGCCGCGGAGAACGTCACGCCGGCCCAGCCCGACGACCTGGTCGTGTCGGCGATCACGTACGGCACCCCGTCCGGTACGACCTGCACCCTGTCGGGCGGCTATACCCAGCTCACGTCGGATGCGAACGTGGCCGGCGGGCAGTCCACCGCCTACCTGATCGGCCCGGCCGTGGGCTCGCCGACCGCACCGACGTGGACTCTGTCGCCGGCCCGTGCCGGGTCGCAGGTCACGGTGGCGTTCCGGTCCGCGCACGGCCTCAACGTGCTGGCCCGGGTCCGGTCCGCGATTCTGATCTTCCAGACGGTGGCCGCCCCAGTGACCGACGGCGCCCGCCTGAACCACGCGGTCGCCACGGCGCGGGCGTCGATCGTGGTCATGACCGGCCGGCCCGTGGCCTCCGCGGTCGCCGCCACCCGCACCGCCGTCCAGGCCCCAGGCCGCACCCTGGCGCAGGCCGTGTCCCGGACCTGGGCGCTGCTCGAGGCGGGGCTGGCGAAGACGTCCGCAGCTGTGGCCGCCCGCCAGCTGGTCGCCACCGCCCCAGGTCGGGCACTGAAGGCCTCCGTGGCCGCCACCCGGTCGATCGCCACCACCGTCGGACGGACGGTGTCCAACGGCCCGGGTGTGGCCCTCAAGGCCACCACCACGGTCGGGCGCACCGTCAAGAACGCCCTGGGCGTCACCAGCCGCGCCACCCAAGGCCCGGTGCTGCGCATCTCCATGGCCGCTCTCACGGCGACCCTGCGCTACGTCGAGGCCCCAGTGCGGAACCTGCTGAACCAGACGGCGAGCTCGATCAACGTCCGGGCCGTCGCAGCCCTGACCGCCCGCAGCATCCAGGCGGTCACCGCCAGGCGGACCACCTCGACCACCACGGCCGGGGTGTGGACGACGGTCGTCGGGCAGACGTTCCGCATCGGACAGACCGTGCTGCTGCGGCGCACCGCCGCGGTCGTGGCCCAGCTGAACGCCTACGTCGCCCCGGCGTACAACCTGCTCGCGCCGTCCACGTACCGGGCCGAGAACCTGGCCGAGGCGTCGTTCACCAACGGCACCTACGTGGTCACCACCACCAGTCCGATCGACGGGGCCACCTCGTTCCTCGGGACGGCGTCCGGCGCCGGCGACGGGCTGCGGATCTCCTGGCCGAAGCTGGCCTCCGCCCCGCCCGCGACACCGGGGGACCGGTGGTCCGCGCGGGCCACGGTCACGAACACCTCCGTCGCCGCGCAGTTCGTCAGCGTGTACGTGGAGTTCTTCCGTGCCGACAACACCTACCTGACCTCCAGCCTGATCGGCACCGTCAGCATCCCGGCCGGCCAGTCCCACACCTTCGCCGGGAACGCGGTCAACCTGGCCCCGGCGCAGGCCGTGAAGGCGTGGCTGCTGGTCGTCGCCCCGAACAGCCCGGCCGGCTACACCCAGCTCGTCGACGACGTGCTCCTGCAGGGGCCGAGCCAGGGTCTGCGGCACGCGGTCCGGGCCGTGCAGCGGGCCGCCACGGTCCTGGCCGCGTTCCTCGACCAGATCAAGCACGCCGTCTTCCACCCGGGCGACTTCGCGATCCGGGTCCTGGACGACCACGCCCTGTTCACCGCACGCGCCGGCGGCCCGGTGTGGACGGTGTCGCTGACCAAGGGAGGGCGCATGCACTCCCAGCTGGCGGTCTCCGATGAGCCGGTGCCGGTGCTGGTCACGTCCAGGTTCGGGCTGGACCCGACCGGCGACATCGTGAACTTCCAGATCACCGAGCGCGGCGCGATCCGACCGACGCAGGCGGAGATCAACCTGCCGGCCACCTGGTACACCGACACCGAGGGCGACCACTGGGCGATGTGCCAGTGCGGCCCGAACTCCGACTTCCAGCCCGACCCGAACACGATCATGTGGCTGTACCTGAAGATCGGCGACGCCACCCAGGTCGTCAAGGGCCCCGTCACCGTCCAGTTCACGTAGCCGATGTCCGTCGACACGGTGCTGGACCTGGTCGCCCGGGCGTTCTCCAACCCGGTCCTGGACCGCCCCGACTGGTCGACACCCGGGGCGCTGGCGAGGGACCTGGATCCGACGACCCGCCAGACCGGCGCCCTCGACATCGTCGACGCGGCCCTGGTCGACGTGGCGGAGGGCCGCACCGACCGGCTGATCATCTCGATGCCGCCGCAGGAGGGGAAGTCCGAGCGGACCACGCACTACGGGGCGCTGTGGATGCTGGCGCGGGACCCGAACCTGCGCATCGGCATCGTCTCCTTCGACGGCAACATCGCGTCGGGGTTCTCCTCCAAGATCCGCAACGACATTCTGACGTTCGACGGCACCGACGGGAACGTCGACCTGGGTCTGCGGCTGCGCCGCGACTCCAAGGCCGCGTCCCGCTGGGTATTGGACCCGCCGCACCGTGGCGGCTGCTACGCCATCGGCATCGGGGGCGCCCTGACCGGGCGGCCCGTCGACGTGCTGTTCATCGACGACCCGGTCAAGGACTACAAGGCCGCCGATTCGGAGAACCAGTCCGAGGCCGCGTGGGCGTGGTGGACGTCGGTCGGTCGGCCGCGTCTGGGCCCGGGTGCGCCCGTGGTGCTGATCCTGACCCGCTGGTCTGAGCTCGACCTGGCCGGTCGGCTGCTCGCCAAGCAGGCGCAGGACGAGGCCGCGGGCGAGCTCGATTTCGACCGGTGGACGGTCATCAACATCCCCGCGCAGGCCGACCACGACCCGGCGAAGGGCCAGGTCGACCCGCTGGGCCGTCAGCCCGGGGAGTTCATGGACTCCGCCCGTCAGCGCACCGGGTCCCAGTGGCGGGCCACAAAGGTCGCCACCCCGCCGCGCCAGTGGCAGGCCCTGTTCCAGGGACGGCCCGCACCGGAGTCCGGCGACGTGTGGAAGCGGCAGTGGTGGCGCCGCTACGCCGCGATCCCGTGGACCGTCGACGCGGACGGCACCCACCGGATGGTGTGCGACGACATGGTCCTGTCGTGGGACATGACGTTCAAGGACAAGCGCGGCTCCGACTTCGTCGTCGGGCAGGTCCTGGCCCGCATCGGGGCGGACGTCTACGTGCTCGACCAGGTGCGCCGCCGGATGACGTTCACCGAGACCATCAAGGCGTTCCAGCACCAGGTCGCCAAGTGGCCCGGCGCCGCCGCGAAGCTCGTCGAGGACAAGGCCAACGGCAGCGCCGTCATCGACACGCTGCGCACCAAGATCCCCGGCATCGTGCCGGTCGAGCCGCACGGCTCCAAGTACGCCCGGGCCAGCGCCGTGTCCCACTTCATCGAGGCCGGGAACGTCTTGCTGCCGCACGCCGACATCGACCCGGGGTGGGGGGCCGAGATCATCGACGAGGCCGCAGCGTTCCCGAACGGCAGCAACGACGACCAGGTCGACGCGCTGTCCCAGGGCCTGGACCGGCTGCTGCTTGGCGGCGCCGGGGCTGCGCAGTGGATCGAGTTCATGAAGCGCCGCGCCGAGACGATCGCAGCCGAGAAGGCCGCCGAGGAGCAGGCCGCCGCCGCTGAGGTCGTCGAGCTGGCTCCGCTGGAGGCCGCCCGGCAGGCCGCGTTCCGGGCCCACCGCAAGCAACCACAACGATGAGCTGGAGGCGGGTCGCATGAGCGAGACCTCCCTGCTCGTCGTGGACCAGTGGGGCCGGCCGGTGCCGATGGAGCAGGCCGCCGCCCGCCAGGGCATGGTCGGCCGGACGTTCGGCCCCGGTGCGCCGCTCGCGCCCTACGCCGGCTACTCGGTGCCGCCGCGCGAGCAGGACTACATGTCCGGCTACAACATCGCGGCCCGGCCCCGCCGCGACGAGCGCGTCAGCTTCGACACCCTGCGCGGCCTGATCGAGGCGTACGACATCGCGCAGATCTGCATCTGGCACCGCATCAACTCGGTGCGGTCCCTGGCCTGGTCGCTGGTCGCCAAGCCCGGCGCGTCCGGGCTCGACGTGGAGGCGCAGATCGCGTACGGGAAGCGGATCCTGGACCGGCCCGACCGGCTCACCCCGTTCCCGGCGTGGCTCGCCTCCTACCTGTACGACATCCTCGCGTTCGACGCCGGGACCTTGTACCGGATGCGCAACAACGCCGGCCAGGCCATCGGCCTGAAGGTCGTCGACGGGACGACGATCGCGCCGCTGCTGGACTACTACGGGGGCACCCCGGAGCCGCCCGCGCCGGCGTTCGTGCAGTTCGCGCAGGGCATCCCGTGGGACTGGTTGACCACCGACGACCTGATCTACGTCCCGTACCAGCCCACGTCGGGCACCCCGTACGGGAAGGCGCCCATCGAGTCGGTGCTGCTGAACGCCAACACCGACCTGCGGTTCCAGTCGTACTTCCTGCAGCGCTTCACCACCGGCAACGTGCCGGAGGCGTTCGCGTCCGCGCCCGACGGCTGGGACCCGACCCAGATCGAGGACTTCCAGACCGCGTGGGACGCGCTGCTGTACGGCGACGACACGGCCAAGCACCAGGTCAAGTGGGTGCCGAACGGCACCACGTTCGCGTGGACGAACGAGAAGGAGTTCACCGACGCCTTCTCCCTGTTCCTCATGCGCAAGACCGCGGCCAGCTACCACGTGGTGCCCTCGGACCTGGGGTTCACCGAGACCGTCAACCGGGCCACCTCCGAGACCCAGTCCGACGTGCAGTTCCGCATCGGGGACCTGCCGCTGATCCAGCACGCCGAGGGCATCTTCACCCGGTTCCTGCAGGACGACCTGGGCCTGGACCTGGAGTTCGCGTTCGACACCGGGCAGGAGAAGGAGGACCGGCTCAACACCGCGCAGGCCGACGACCTGTACATCAAGGCGGGGGTCATCTCCGCGTCCGAGGCCCGTCAGCGGGTGTACGGCCTGTCCGAGCCGGACGGCATCCCGGTGCCGCGGTTCATCTTCACCACCCGCGGCGGCCCCATCCCGCTGTCCGCGCTCAAGGCCGTCGCCGGCCCCATCGACGCTGAGTCCGCCGCCCCCGTCGCTGACGCACCGCTGCCGCACGCCCCGTTCACCCCGGTCGAGGGTGTCATGCCGAACCCGCCGCCGCCGACCGAGCCGCTCGCCGTGCAGCGATACGGGCCGCCAGTCCCCGAGCTGCCGCCCGCAGCGCCACCGCCACCGCCGCCGGTGGCGAAGGAGGCCACGGTCGGGATCACTGAGCAGACCGGCGCCTACGGCTCCCCCATGCTGGCCGACGACGACGAGGACGACGAGCTGCTCGAGGTCGTCAAGGGCGAGCTGGCCACGTTCCGCCGCTTCGTCAAGCAGCGCCGCAAGTCCCGTGACTGGCGCGACTTCACGTTCGCCGCGTTCGAGCCGCGTCTCGCGCACCGGCTCAACCAGGCAGGCCGGGCCGAGGTGCGCAAAGCGGCCGGCCAGATGGTCGCGGCCGGACTGGCGGTCGTCGCGGCGGACACCGGGAGGGTGCTCATGTTGCAGCGCGCCCTCGACCCGGCCGATCCGGCGTCGGGGACGTGGGAGTTCCCCGGCGGGTGCATCGAGGACGGCGAGACCCCGCTCGCTGCCGCATGGCGGGAGTGGCAGGAGGAGACCGGCTGCTCCCTGGCCCCCTATCTGGACCTGGCCACGCCGCACGCCTTCGAGAACGGCCAGACGTGGACCTCGGCGAACGGGGTCTACCAGGGCTTCGTCATCGTCGTCCCCGACGAGTCGGTGCTGCCGGTCAACAACCAGACCGGCCGGGTGCTGAACCCGGACGACCCGGACGGGGACTGCGCCGAGGTCGCCGCCTGGTGGGACCCGGCCAGCCTGGAGGGCAACCCGGCGGTGCGCTCCGAGCTGGCCCAGGACCTGCCCGTCGTCCTGGCGGCGCTGACCGGGACGGCGCAGGTGGTGAAGGCCGACCCAAAAGCGTCATGGCGTGACGCGGACAACGCCCCACAGCACGCCTACGACCTGCGCCTGACCGATCACTACGCCCCACTCCTGCAGGCCGCTCTACGGGCCACGTTTAGCCCCTCCCAGCTGCACAGCGCGGCAGCAGCCGGGGCAGCCGCCAAGGCGGAGGGAGCCCCGGCCCGGGCCGCCGGGTCCGTGGCGAAGGATGACGCGGCCGCGGCGGCCCGCGCCCAGATCACCGCAGCCGCCCAGTCGGCTGCCGGCGCGGCATCGACGGCCGAGCTCGAGCGGGTCATGCGCCAGCTCATCGCCGACGCCTACACCGCCGGCCTGGGCACCGCAGCCCGCCAGTCCGGCGGGTACGTGGCCTCCGCCGTGGGTGACGTCGCGGCCGGGATCGACTGGTCGACGTGGGAGCCCGGCGACCCGTCAGCCTCGCTCGCCGCGGCTGACGGTGGCCTCGCGGACCTGCTCGACGGTGCCGGGATCAGCATCGACGGGATCGACGCCACCACGCTGGAGCGGATCGGGAACGCCGTCGCGGACGGCCTGGCCGCCGGGGACAGCGTCGACACCATCGCTGGCTACCTGGACGGCATCGTCGGGGACCTGAGCCGCGCCGAGATGATTGCGCAGACCGAGACGGCCCGCGCCGTCGACGCGGCCACCCTGGACACCTACGCCTCCAACGGCATCGAGGCCTTCGACGTCCTGACCGCTGACGGTGCCTGCCAGGAGTGCACGTCTCTGGAGGAGAACAACCCGTGGCCCGTCTCCGAAGGGTCGCTGGTGCCCGTCCACCCGTACTGCCGTTGCGCGTCCTCCCCGGTGCTGATCGACGCCGCGGGCGCGAGCGTGTCGGACCTGCCCGTCGAGTTCGGTGAAGGGGACTGATCGTGACCCATCTGCGCCGTGACCCGGCCACCGGGCACTACGAGCTCGTCGGCGACGAGCCGGTCGCCAAGTCCGCGCTCGAGCCGGAGCCGCTGCCCGTCGAGGTCGTGAAGGAGACCGCCGAGCAGCGCTACCTGCTGTGCGTCGCGTGGGAGCCCGGCAAGCAGGACCGGATCGCGAAGGGCGTCGACGGGGCCCGCGACTTCATGAACGAGGCCGAGGTCGAGCAGGCCGCGTGGCGGCTGATCGCCAAGCACCGCGGTGGCGTCGCCGGGGTCGCGCACGCCTCCTACTTCAACCCCGGGCTCGAGGACGAGCACGCGGTCGTCGTCGAGTCGTACGTGTACCGGGGCCCGGACTGGGCGCTGACGAACACCGGCGGCGAGGACGTGGTCATCAAGTCCGGGACGTGGCTGGTCGGCCTGCAGTGCGATGACTACGCCTGGGGCCTGTACAAGACCGGTCGCGTCACCGGCGTCTCCACGCAGGGCGCGGCCAAGCGGCGCACGGTCAGGAGCACCACATGAGCGACACGACGATCCCGGTCGACGACTTCACCGAGCTCGTCGACGCCGACCTGCCGCGCGTCGACCTGGTCGGCAAGTCCGCGAACGGGCACCGGGTCCTGATCGCCAAGGCCGAAGCCTCGACGGCGTCGATGGATGAGCGCCCCGACTCCGACTTCGCGTACGTCGAGCCGGGCGGCAAGAAGGCCAACGGCAAGACCACGCCGCTGTCGCTGCGGCACTTCGCGATCTACGACGAGGCGCACACCCGCAACGCGCTGTCGCGCGCACCGCAGTCCCCGTTCGGTGACAAGGCCATGCCCAAGATCAAGGCGGCTGCCAAGAAGTTCGGCATCGACGTCGCCAAGGCCCAGGAGGAGACCGATATGCCCGACACCGACACGGTGGAGCAGGTCGCCAAGGACGCAGTCGCCGAGTCGACCTCGGACGGCGCGGAGGCGAGCGAGGGCGGCGCCAGCGAGCAGGTCGGCTCCCTGTCTGACCACGACGCAGACCAGCCCACCGCGCAGGCCGCCGACAACACCGGCTCGGCTGACGCCGGCGCGACCAACGTGGCGAAGGCCGACGACGAGGTCAGCGAGGACCCGGGCGAGGTCGACCTGGCCACCCCGCTCGCGGAGGGCACCGCCGACGGGATCGTCGGGGACGAGAACGTGCCCGGCTCACCCGCCTGGGAGTCCGTCGACGCCGCCACGGCCCGCAAGTGGACCGGGGTCCTGGGCCGAACCAAGAACGCGCTGGAGGTCCTCGCGCAGCGGGAGATGGTCGAGGCCGACACCGGCGGCGACGCCGACAGCATCGACAACTCCTTCGACCTGAACGATGCGGCCTGCGCCCTCGACTACGCCATCGGCGTCCTGGCCGCCTACGCCGTCGATGAGGAGCTGGAGGCGCAGACCGGCACCGAGGAGATCCAGGCCGTCGGCAAGGCCGCCGAGGGCATCGACCCGGGCGCCCTGGACGTCCTGGAGCAGCTGGTGCCGATCGCCAAGGCCGGCCGGGTCCTGTCCGCCGCGAACGAGGGCAAGATCCGCGACGCCGTCGACTCCCTCTCCCAGGTCCTGTCGTCGCTGCCCGCCGCCCCGGCCGTCGACGACGTGGCGAAGGAAGGCGACGAGCCGACCACCGCGGACACCACCGAGCCCGTGGCCGACACCGCCGACGACGGGCACAGCTCGTCCGCGTCGGTGGGCGTGTCCAAGGAGGCCGCGGTGATCGCGGAGGCCGTCGCAGCGGCCGTCGCGAAGGCCGACGAGCCCGAGCCCGAGCCCGACGAGGTCGCCAGGGCGGACGACCCGCTGGCGAAGGTGTCCGATGCGGACCTGAAGCGCCAGGCCCTGACCGGGTCCGGCTCGGAGCAGAAGGCGGCCCTGGTCGAGCTCGGCCTGCGGGTCCTGATGGGCACCACCGGTGCCGACGCGGACGCCCCGGCCGACGCCCCTGACGACACCCCGGCCGAGCCGGAGGATGTCGGCACCCCCACGGACGCGACCGCGGCCACCGAGCCCGCGCCGCCGCCCGCCACCACAGCTTCCACCTCCGCCGAGGAGCCGGTCGCCAAGACGGCTCAGGAGGTGCTGAAGGAGATGATCGAGGAGCAGGTGACCGCTGTCCTGAAGGCGCGAGACGACGAGCACGCCGAGGTCGTGAAGGCGCTGGAGGACCGGATCGCCGACCTGGAGGCACCAGCACCGTCCAAGGTCCTGACCAGAGGCGCAGAGCGCGTGCGGGGCGACGAGGACCGGCCCATGCCGGAGCCCCACGTGCTGCGCGGTCAGAACGTCGGTGCGCTACGGCACGAGACGGTGGCGAAGGAGGAGTGGACGTCCGCTCCTGACGCCACCACGAGGGCGGCTAGGGCCCTGGAGCTGGAGACCGCAGCCGCTGAGGCGCTGCGCCAGCTGCACGCCACCCGCCCGCCGCACCGCAACTGACCCGACCTTCCGTCACCCCGCCGAGCGCGGGCCCTGACGCATGCCTGAAAGGGGCACCACCTCCATGACTGTCCTCCAGGACGTCACCGAGGAGACGCTCGCCGAGATCGCCAAGGCCCAGACCACGGGCCTGCTCGAGTCGACCGGCGCGTACTCCTACGACCTGACCGGGATCGTGCGACTGATCCCGGTGGTCACCCCGTTCCGAGACAAGGTCGCGCGCAAGTCCTCGCCGAACGGTTCGCCGTTCGCGATCTGGCGCGCGTTCATGGACTCGACCGCCAGCCAGTCGACCCCGTTCGCCGGGTACGACTACGCAGGCAAGCCGATGATCAACACCGAGCAGGACTTCCAGGCACCGTACGTGCCGCTGGCCCGCTCCGGTCAGGTCACCCAGGACGCCTTCGACGTGGCCCGGGGCCTGTTCGACCCGTACGCCGAGCAGACGATGCAGACCCTGAACGACTTCCTCATCGCCGAGGACAGGGCCCTCATCGGCGGCCAGAGCTACAACCTGGTCCAGCCCGGCACGATCACCGCGACCCCGTCGACGACCGGTGGCACCCTCGCGGCGCTCACCACGTACCGGGTGTCGGTCGCGGCCCGCACCGCCATGGGCTACTACTACGGCGGGAACAGCCGCGGCAAGGCCTCCACCGACCAGACGACGACCGGCTCGACCGGCTCGATCGCCTGCTCCATCGCCGCGGTGAAGGGCGCGGTCGCGTACGACTGGTTCATCAGCTCGAACTCGGGCGGCACCTCGTTCTACTACGCGACCACGACCACCGCCTCGGTGACGATCACGGCCGCGACGGGCTCGAACCAGCCGCTGTCCGCACTGCCGGACCTGTACTCCGTCATCCCGACGCTGAACCTGGCGGCGGACAACGGATCCGGTGTCGCATCGGGCCAGGGCCAGCAGTTCAACGGCTTCCTGTCGTCGCTGACCGGCGACTACAACACGGCCGGGCAGTTCGTGCAGACCGGCTCCGCGACCGCCAACCCGGCCGTCTTCACCGACGGCGGCGCGGCGGCCCTAGCCCTGTCCGGCGGGTCCGTCACGCAGATCAAGGCGCTGTTCCTGGCGATCTGGAACAAGGTCAAGTGCTCCCCGACCGCGCTCATGATGAACGCGGCGCAGGCGCAGGAGATCGCGGACCTGATCCTGGCGCAGCCCTCAGCGGTGACGTACCTGAACACCGATGAGGCCGGCCGTGTCGACACGGTCGCAGGTGGCCGCGTCGGGCACGTCGTGAACACCCCGGCGGGCGGCATCACCGTCCCGATTGAGGTCCACACGTCGCTGCCGCCGGGCACGATCATCGCCCGCACCGACCGGGTGCCGTTCCCGCAGGCCAACATCTCCAGCGTGCTGGAGTGCCGGACCCTGCGTGACGTCACCCAGTTCGACTACGGCACCTCGCGTGTCGCGGACACCCTCGGTGGTGGCCCCCGCAAGGACTTCGAGATCCGGTCCTTCGAGGCGTTCATCAACCGGGCACCCGTCGCCATGGGTGTGCTCACCAACATCGCCTAGGCGCGATGCGTTAGCGGGCGGCCCCGGCTCGATACCGGGGCCGCCCACCCCACGGCAGAGCGGAGCGCATCATGCCCAGGGTCTTCATCCCCGCTGATGCCGGCGGCCTGACTCTCGTGTCCGCCAACCAGTCCCTGTACTACGACGCGGCCCTGACCCTTCCGGTGCCGCTGCCGCTGACCACGAACGCCGCGCAGGTGTACTACGTGCCGCCCGGGCCCCTGTCGGTGACGCTGCAGGACTCCAACGGCGCGCAGGTGTCGCTGACCGCGCAGGTCACCGGGGCCGGGGTGTTCATGTCCCCGCACCTGGACACCGTCGTCGCAACCACCGGCCCGTCTCCCTCCGACTTCGGCCTGGTCGAATGGTCCGCCCCCCCGGACTACCTGACCGGGGGCACGATCCTGGCCGCCGGCGGCACCCTGTACCTGGTGCGGGTGCCGGTTCGTCAGACCCGCTACGTCTCCAACCTGCTGCTGAACGTGACCGCCGCCGGTTCCGGCCTCACCTCCGGGCAGTGCTTCGCCCTGCTGTACGCCGGCGCACCGGGCGGGGGCCTGCTCGCGCAGTCCGCGAGCCAGCACACGGCGTGGCAGTCCACCGGGCAGGTCGCTTCCGCGCTGGCCGCGCCGGTGCAGGTCCCGGCCGGGTTCGTGTACGTCGGCTTCTACGCCAACGGCACGACGCTGCCCACGTTCGCGCGACACGGCACCACGGCCGCCGTCAACGCCGGCCTAGCCGCGACGGCCAGCAAGTACGGGTCCGCGAACACCGGCCTGACCACCACCCCGCCCACGTCGCTCGGCGCGATCAGCGCGCTCGCAGTCGGCTACTGGGCCGCGCTGTCCTGACCAACCCAAGGAGAAACGACATGAAGGTCTACACGCTGCAGAACGCCTCCTCGGTCGGCAATGAGGACGAGGGCGTGTTCAAGGTCGACAAGGACGGGGCCGTGGTGGTACCCGAGGCGTTCGGGGTGTTCCTGCGCGACAACCACGTGAACGGTGCGAAGGCGTGGGAGGACGAGATCGAGCGCCACGCCCGCCTCACGGCCGAGGAGCTGGAGCGCCGCCGCGACCCGGCGTCCCTGTACGACGCGGTCGCCAAGCTCGCCGCCTCCCAGCCAGCCGCCCGGGCGCCCCGCAAGGCTGCAGCGCGCAAGGCCCCGGCCAAGAAGGCGGCCACGCGCAAGGCCGCCCCCCGCAAGCCTGCCAAGAAGGCCGCCAAGCCGGTCGCGGCACCGCCCGCGAAGGGCAAGCCGGGCTCCTGATCGTTCCGGGCCCGGCCGCTTCACAAGGGGGAGGGGTCCGGGCCCGGAACACATCCCCACCAGGCGCGCGACGGGAGGCACGGACATGGTCAGCCCCGCCGTCGCCCCCATCGTCCCGTCCTACGCCGTCCGCACGCCGTACATCACGACCGACGAGTACGAGCAGGCCCCGACCGGGGTGTCGACGTCGAAGCTGAACCCGACCGGGTCGTGGGGCGACAACACGGCGGTGCTGCGGCAGACGATCGGCCGGGCGTCCGGGTGGGTCAACGTGATCTGCAAGCAGGTCCTGGCCGCCACCGCTGACGTCCAGGTCGGGATGTACCGGGTGCGCCGCGACGGCACCGTGTGGGTGCCGTGCGACTACTCCCCGATCATCGCGGTCACCTCCGTGCAGTGGGGCTGGTCCCCGGCGTCCCTGCAGGCGATGACGGACCTGACCGGGCTATGGATCCAGCGCAAGGTCGTGCAGATCCCGATCCAGAACAGCAACGGCCTGATCTGGACCCTGGACCCAGGCCCGCAGGACCGCGCGTACCTGATCCTCGGGTACGTCAACGGCTACACGAACACGCTGCTCGCCGATGTCGCGGCCGCGAACGATGCGGCCGTGACGGTGGCGTCGCCGCTGGGGATCGTCGCAGGCCTGACGTTGAACCTGCCCGACAAGGCCGAAACCGAGGACGTCGTCGTCGACGCCAGCTACGTGTTCGGGTCGACCACGGTGCCCCTGACTGCGCCGCTGCAGTTCGCGCACGCCACCGGGACCGCCATCTCGGCGCTACCCGATGCGGTGAAGGAAGCCACCACCGAGCTCACCAGCGCCCTCATCAAGACCGAGGGCTCGCAGGCCATCGTCCTGGGCGGATTCGACCAGCAGCCCACCAAGACGGCGCTGATCGAGTCCGGCGGGAACGTGAACGTCGACATCGCCACCAAGCTGCTGCACCCGTTCATCCGGGTCCGCTGATGAGTAGAGCCTCGGTGCGGCGCGCCCTGGTCGACTACTTCTCCCCGCCGGCCATCAACGGCCTGGTGAAGGTGTACCGGGCGGCGCCGACGCTGGCCCCCGGGCAGGACTTCGAGTACGGGGACGCGAACTGGGCGGCCATCGCCTACGTGCACCTGCCGCACAAGGCCGAGACCCGCATCGCCCTGGGCGGCGAGCACGGCGGCCAGAAGATGGCCGTCTGGGACACCGCCCTGGTCGTCGTCTACCGCTGGCTCATCCCGAACCCGCTGCCCGTCGACCAGGACCGGGCCGCGTGGGTGGACCCGCTGGACCTTCTCCTCGACGACATCACCGACCTGATCCGCGCCGACCGGACCCTCGGCACCGGTGCCGGCGGCATCGCCTGGCAGGCCGGCGAGGGTGACCGCACCAACTCACCCGACATCGTCATCGACGCGGACCTTCCCCTCGAGGACAAGGGCACCGTGCACCAGTGGCAGGCCGTCAAGTTCGCCGTCGTCGAGATGATCCCGCAGGGAGCCTGACCATGACCTACAGCTACCGGTTCACCGGCCTCGAGCCGCGCATCTTCGCCGACCTCACGCACGGCCCCGACACCACCGTGGAACGCGGCGGCGCCCCCCTGACCGGCCCGGACGGCGAACCGTTGGACCACACGGTCATCCTCGAGCCCGGCGACCTGCTGCGCACCGACCTGCTGCTCGTGCACTTCGAGCTCGACCCCGCCGACCCGGGAACCGCCGCGGCCCTCGCCGGACCGGCGGAGCTGCCCAAGCGCAAGCCCGAGCTGCAGGAACTCGCGCGCGAGCGTGGCCTGGACGACTCGGGGACCGTCGCCGAACTCACCGAACGCCTTTCCGCGCCGAGCCAGGAGTAGACGATGGCGAACCCGATCATCTTCCCGACCGGCCTGCAGTGGATGGGCATGGGCAAGGAAGGCGCATCCACGTACGGCACCCCGGCCGCCGCACCGACTGTGTGGGTGCCGGTCGTCTCCCCCAAGCACGCCCCGCAGCAGACGATGCTGAAGGACCAGGCGTTGCGCGGGTCGATGGGGAACCTGTATGGGCAGGTCGCCGGGGTCCGCTACGACACGCTGGATTACCAGACGTTCCTGTACCTGGACTCGGCGATGCCGCACATGATGAACATCCTGGGCGGCCCCGACGCGATCACCGGCGGCGCCGACCCGTACACGCACAAGACGTCGCTGCTGAACAACGCGAACGCCGGGCAGCCCACGTCGTGGACGATCTGGCTGTTCAACGGGTCCGAGTGCTGGCGAATGGCCGGCTGCCAGCTCGCAGGCCTGGACATCGAGACGAAGGTGCTGGACTCCCTGGCGGGGCTCACCCCGTCGTGGATGGGCCTGCCGGCGACGATCGTGACCGCACCAAGCAACACGCCCACGACGAAGCTGGCGCAGCCCGCCTGGAACACGACGCTGACCATCGGTGGGACGGGCACCACCAACTACTCCGACATCAAGCTGTCGATGAAGCGGGCCACGTCGGCGGAGTTCGGCGCGAACGGCACCCAGTCCCCGTACGTCATCTTCGTCGGCGAGCTAACCGTCACCGGGTCGCTGCTGGCGATCTACCGGGGCAACACGGTCCCCGTCGACGACATGTCCGGCTACCTGGCGAACACCCAGCCGGCGCTGGTGCTGCAGAACAACCCGGCCGGGGACGCCGTGCACTATGCGAAGTTCCAGCACTCGCAGATGGCCTACGACAACGTGTCGATCGCCGACAACGGCAAGTACCTGGAGGTCACCGCGAACCTGGAGGCCGTCGACAACGCCACCGACGCCACCAACGGGGGCGTTTCCCCGCAGCTGTTCTCCCTGCTCTCGCCCGTCTCGGCCGCGTACTGACGGCCGGGCTCACCCCTTGGAGCCCAACCATGGCACCCACCACCGTCGACCTTCCGGATGGCCAGTCCGCGGTCCTGCGCGATCCCGGTCAGCTCACCGCCGGCCAGAAACGGCCCCTGAAGATCCTGGTGCAGTCGTTGGGGGCGCGCCGCTTCCAGGAAGTCGTCGACGCCCAGCCGCAGGATCTGCCCGACGACGCCACCGACGAGCAGCGTGTGGCCGAGATGGAGGCCGCCGCCGACCGCCTCGACGCGCTGCGGCTGGACGAGCGGGAATGGGACCTACTCGAGCGGATGGGTGACGCCACCTTGTTCGCCCTCCTGGACTCGTGGACCCTGCCGCAGCCGGTACCGGACACGATCGCGGGGCTGGCTGACCTGCGCGACATCGAGTACCAGATGCTGAGCCAGGCCGCGGGCCGGGTGTACGCCGAGCACGTCAAGGCCAATGGGTTCACTGCTGCATCCGTGGAGAACCCGGCGTCCCCTACTGGGGCCTCCGAGCCATCAAGGGGGCCCTCGGAGGCGGACCAGGCGGTGGCCTCGGAGACGACCTGGCCGGAGCCGGAGAGCGTTGGCGCGAGTACCGGTACCGGTCCGTCGTTGGAGGGCTAACCCACGAGCAGTACCTGGCCGAGCCGGACGAGGTCATCGACTGGATCGTGGGCCTGGACAACGTCGTCCTCGAGGTGCAGAACGAGAAGAAGTGAGCCATGCCGGTCTTCGGGTTGCACGAGCTGGAGCACGCCTTCGACAAGGTGATCGCCGAGGCGGCTGCGGTCGCGCAGGTCATCGTCGCGGAGTCCGCGGCCACCGTGGAGGCCGCCGCGAAGGCGAACTTCCAAGGCTCGCACGCCAAGGGCCAACCCCACGTCGGGGGTGACAAGCCGAACGTCGTCACCGGCACCGCCCGGCGCTCGATCCGGCACGAGCCGGTCCGCTCGGACGGCCTGGCCGGCGCGCACACCCGCGTCGGCCCCACCGTCAGCTACTTCCGGCGCCTCGAGCTCGGGTTCAGCGGCGTGGACTCCCTGGGGCGCCGTTACGACCAGCCCGGCTACCCCTCGTTCGAGCCGGCGGTGAAGTCCACGAAGGACCCGCTGGAGCAGATCGCCCGCACCCACTGGACCCGCGCCACCCGATCCCCCTAGCCGTTCGAGGAGGCATCCGTGGCCGGCGAGATGCTCCCCCCGCTGATCCTGGAGCTGCGGGCGAAGACCGGCCAGTTCACCCGGTCGATGGCCGAGGGCCGGGCCGAGGTCGCCAAGACGGGCTCGCACTTCCAGGCCGCGTCGAGCATCGGCAAGGCCGCCCTGCTGGGCATCGCCGGTGTGGCTGTCGTCGTGGGTGCGGCGTCGATCAAGATGGCCGCCGACTTCCAGGAGTCGACCACCCAGCTCGTCACGGGTGCGGGCGAGTCCGAGGCGAACATCAAGATGGTCCGCGACGGCATCTTGTCGATGGCCTCGCAGGTCGGCCAGGTGCCGATCGACCTGTCCAAGGGCATGTACCTGATCGAGTCCGCCGGCTACCACGGCGCGGCCGGTCTGGCCGTGCTGAGGGCGGCTGCGGAGGGCGCGAAGGTCGGCGGCGCCGACATGCGGACCGTCGCGGACGGCCTGACCACGGCGATGACCGACTACCAGGTCCCGACGTCGAAGGCCGCGCTGATCACCTCCCAGTTGGTCGCGACCGTCGCGGCGGGCAAGACCACGATGGAGGCCCTGTCCGGGTCGCTGCACAACGTGCTGCCGATCGCCTCGGCCCTGCACGTGCCGTTCGCGCAGATCGCCGGCGCGATGGCGACGATGACCGCGCAGGGCATTTCCGCGGACGCGGCGTCGACCGCGCTGCGGTTCGCGCTGGCGAGCCTGATCAACCCGGCCGGGTCGGCGAAGAAGGAACTCAAGCTCATCGGCCTGTCCGCGGACAGCGTGAAGAAGGCGCTGTCCAAGGGTGGCCTGCAGGGCGCCCTGGCGCTGATCACCGACGCGGTCGGCAAGAAGTTCCCGGTCGGGTCGATCCAGTACACGGCGGCCCTGGCGAAGGCTGTGGGCGGGACCCGCGGCATGACCGCGGCGCTGGCGCTGACGGGTGCGCACGCGAAGACGTTCGCGGACAACATCAAGACGATCGGGCACGCCAGCACCGAGGCTGGCGGCCACGTGAAGGGCTTCGCGCTCACCCAGCAGGACCTGAACGCCAAGATCGCGAACGTGCGGGCCGGGGTCAGCGCGATGGCCATCAAGCTCGGCGACGTCCTCATCCCGATCGTGGAGAAGGTCACAGCGGTCGGCGTGCAGTGGACGAACTGGCTGATCGCGCACAAGCCCGTACTGCTCGGGGTCGCGATCGTCATCGGCACCCTGCTCGTGGCGGCGATCGGGGCGTGGATCATCTCCATGGGCATGGCCGCTGCGGCCACCTTGGCCGCGACGTGGCCGCTGCTCGCGATCGTCGCCGGCATCAGCCTGCTCGTCGCCGGCGTGATCTACGCCTGGAACCACTTCCAGACGTTCCGCACCATCGTCCTTGACGTGTTCCACGCCATCCAGACCGTCGTGTCCAGCGTCGTCGGGTTCATCCGTGGGCACTGGGTGCTGCTGCTGGGGATCCTGACCGGGCCGTTCGGCCTGGCGATCGTGTGGGTCACGCAGCACTGGTCGACGGTCCTGGGCGTCGTCAACACCGTGTGGGGCGGCATCCAGCGGGCCTGGTCGACCCTCGTCGACGTGCTGACGTGGCCGTTCCGTCAGGCCGTCCGGATCATCACCACGCTCATGCAGCCCGTCCTGGACATCATCTCCCAGGTCACCCACTTCCTCAGCCACGGCTCGAATACGGGCCCGCCTGCGTCCCGGTCCAGTCAGAACGGGCCCGGCCACCCGATCCGCGACTCCGGCGGCCCGACCGTCGCCGGCATGCCATACCTGATCGGCCTCAACCGGCAGCCGGAGATCTGGACCGCGCCGTCGGTCGGCTCCCGGTCCGGCATGATCACCCCCCTCGGGCGCGGCGGCGGGGGGACGCAGCTGATCGTCAACATCGGGACGCTCGTCGGCGGTGACCGGGCGTCCGCTCGTCGGCTGGCCGAGCACGTCTACGACGACCTGCAGACCATCAACCTGCAGAAGAAGCGCCGCAGCGGGTTCGATCCGCTGTCGGGGCTGACGTGAGCTACCAGCCGCCGATCCTGGGGAACACCCCGGTGTTCTCCGACCAGGTCGCGTTCGGCATCGACCCCAACACCGTCTACACGGCGGCGCAGCTGCTGGCCGCGTGGGTCGACGTCGGGTGGCGGGTGTCCGCCGCGTCGGCGACGCAGGGACGGCAGTACGAGCTCGCGCAGCAGCAGGCCGGGCAGGGCTCGTGGACGATGCGCAACGACGACGAGGCGCTGAACCCGTCGAACACGTCGAGCCCGTACTGGCCGAACGTCGTCCCGTACCGGCCGGCCCGGACCGTTGCGGCATGGAACACCACCGCGCTGTCGACCGCGGGGAACATCCTCAACGACACCAACGCCGCGTGGCCGGACGCGAACGTGTCGAGCGAGGACGCATCGTTCGAGGGCGGCACCGTCGGGCACTGGGCCGTCACCGGCACCGGCACGACGCCGACGCTGTCCAACGACACGGCGCACGTCAAGGCCGGCGGCAAGGCCATGAAGGTCAACTTCGCGGCCACCCCCGGCACCCTGGCCGGGGCCAAGCTCGTCATCCCGGTGATCCCCGGCATCCCCACGTTCATCACCGCGCCCGTCTACCTGACCGCGAACCTGACCGGGGCGACGCTGCGGGTCAACGGCACCGCCTACGGCACCACGTCCACGCTGGGGTCCTACCAGTCCCTGACCGCCGCGTTCGTGCCCACCACCCCGGTCGTCACCGTGTCGGTCACCTTCACCGGCACCGGCGCGGGCGCCGCCTGGGTCGACGCGGTGCAACCCGAGTTCGGCACCGTCGGCACCGCGTTCACGACGACGGGGCCGACGTTCGTCACCGACTGGTCCGGCTACATCGAACGGTGGCCGCAGACGTGGCGCCTGGCCGGGTTCGTCGGGCAGATCCAGTCCCCGACCGTCGACGCCTTCGCGCTCCTGCCGAAGGTGCCGCTGCGCGACATCATGACCGAGCAGGTCATGTCCGAGACCCCCGACGCCTACTACCCGTGCACCAACCCGGCGGGCGTGCTGCAGGTCTCGGACGCCACCGGCCGGCACGGGCCGGGCATCATCTACGCGAAGGTCAACCAGCCCGTCACCGGCCCGAACGCGCTGTGCGCCCTGGGGGACACCACCCCGGTCGTCGCCGACGCGCTCACGTCCCTCAAGCTTGGTGTCACCGTCGGGCCGCTCGCCCCGTTCCTCGGGTTCGACCCGGCCGCCGCCGTCGGGTCCGGGCCGTGGACGGTGCTGATGTGCTTCCAGTTCCCGGACACGTTCGGGAACCTGCTGCAGACCACCATGTTCGACCAGACCATCTACGTGAACGACGGGGTCAACAACTACCAGTACGGGGTGCAGCTGTTCCTGTCGTCCAACGGCAGCGGCCAGGTGCTGCTCGGCGCCGTCGCCGGGCTCATCTTCGAGCTCGCCGGGCCGCCGCTGCCCGCCGCGACGGTGCAGACCCCGTACGGGCTGGCCCCGAACGTGCCGCACTGCGCCATGTTCACCCTCAACGTCGACCAGGTCACCGTCCGGCTCTACCTGGACGGGGTCAGCCAGGGCACCGCGGTCGGCTCGAGCGCCCTGCCGATCCCGAACGTGTTCCCCGCCCTGGGTGCCCGCCAGCCCGGCCTGAACTCCTCGTCCCCGGTCAACGTGGGGCAGGTCGTGATCTGGCAGAACCGGCTCGTCGGCGCCACCGCCGCCGGCAAGCTAGGGGCGGCGGCGGCCACGGCGTTCGCCGGGGAGCTGTCCGGCACCCGCTACTCGCGGCTGCTGAATTACGCCACCGTCAACCTGCCCAACGCGATCGACGCCGGCATGACCGCGATGGGGCCAGCATCCGGCCTGGCCGGGACCGGCCTGCTCGCGGCCCTGAACGACGTGGTCCTCGCTGAGGGCGGCAACCACAACGTGCGCCGCGACGGGACGATCGTGTTCTCCGGCCGCGCCGACCGGTACACCGCGCACTCCGCCGTGTGGGTGTTCGGGGAGAACACCGCCGGCGGCGAGCTGCCGTACGAGGGCGACATCGCGTTCGACGACGACCCGACGTTGGTCGTCAATGACGTCGACGTCACCCGGCCCGGCGGGGTCACCCAGAGAGCGTCCGATGCGACCAGCATGGGCCGCTACTTCGACGCGCCCCTGTCGCTGACCCCGAACCTGGCCTCGGACTGGGAGGCCCTCGACGTCGCCACCTGGACGGTGCAGCAGTACAAGGACGCGCACCAGCGGATCCAGTCGCTGACGTTCACCCCGGCCGCGAACCCGGCGCTGTGGGCGTGCGCCCTGAACATCCAGCAGGGCGACCGGGTCACCGTCAAGCGCCGCACCTCCGCCGGGCTGACCATGTCGCTGGACTTCTACGTCGAGCAGATCGCCCGGCCGCGGGTGTACGGCCCGGGCTACCAGGTGACGCTGCTGCTGTCCCCGGTGTGGCAGGACCAGCAGTCCCCGCCGCAGCCCCTGAACGTGTGGATCCTGGGCGACGCCACCTACGGATCCCTCGGCACCACCACCGTCCTGGCCCGCTAGGAGACCACCATGCTCGCGCTCCTGTTCATGATCGTCGCCGCTGTGCTGTTCGCGCTCGCCGCCCTGTCCAAGAACCTCGGGGACCTGCTCCTCGTCGACTGGGGCCTGTTCTTCGTCGCCCTCAGCCTCCTCATCGAGCCGCTGCTCGCGACGATCAGCGCGGCCCTGGACCGTCGAAAGAAGGCGCCCCCAGCCTGAGTAGCCCGCGCGGCCCAAGGCTCGTCAGAGACCCTATGTTTGCCCCGGGAGGCGTCGTGCTGCAGGACGCCTCCCACTATGGCCAGCGGGCGAGCAAGGCCTACCGGGCCGCCTGGACCGAACACGACCGGCAGACCCGGCTCGTCGCCAGCCTCGCCGACCAGTACCCGCCGGCCGAGCATGCGGCCGCGATGGCCGACCTGGCCGCAGCCTCCCCGTGGCCACCGGAGCCGCCGGCCAAGGGTGCGACCTGGGTGACCCGCGTCGGCTGGAACCGCACCGACGTCGCACCGTTCACCCCGCCGGACGACTACGTGGCCGGCCGCGAGCACGCCATCCGGGTGCGGGTCAACCACGGCCGCTGGATCGCGGTCTGCCCGTGCGGCGGGGCGCAGCTCGCGTGCCGCACCGACCACCGCATGTTCTGCGTCGACTGCCTCAACGCCCACGTCGACGGCCGGTGGGTGCCGGTGATCTGGCCCGAGGACGTGGGCGGCGTCGAGGACGCCATGGCGGTACGGCCGGCGGTGCTGCAGAACTGGGAACCCGACGAGACCGTCGCGGTGCTGCGCGCCGAGAACACGCTGCTCTCGGCCCGGGGTGACCTGGCGTGAGCATCAACTACACCCCGCACGTGTTCGTCACGGCGGAGATCGTGACCGCGGCGACGCTGAACGCCGAGATCGGCACCCCGTTCACGGGCCTGCAGGCCGCCTGGACCGGCTTCACGCCGTCGCTGATCGGCGCGACCACGAACCCGGTCGTCAACAACGGGTCCGCGGTCGGCCGCTACTTCCAGGACGGCAAGACCTTCTGGTATCGGCTCACCATCACGTTCGGGTCGACGTCGACCTACGGGTCCGGGATCTGGTCGATCGTGCTGCCGTTCATCACCACCACCCCGAACGTGGCGAACCTGCACACCTCGGCGATGTGTCACTACTTCCACAACGCCGGCAGCGTGCACCTGATCGGGCAGGCGATCCTGCTGGACACCTCGGCGACGAACAGCCTCGTCCTGTACACCTCGCAGACCGCGGCAGACGGGCTGGTCCCGGTCACGCCGACCGCCCCGTGGACGTGGGCGACGTCGGACTCCCTGCACGTGGACGGCAAGGTCGAGAGCGCATAACCCAGTCGTCCTGACACTAGAGGGGGTAGGCGGTGACGCCCGTCCTGGTCGCGCTGATCTTCGTCCTGGGAACCATCGTCACGCCGCTGCTGGTGGCACGGCAGGCCAACAAGCGCCAGGACGCGGTCGCGCAGCGGGCCGCCGAGGCTGCGCTGGCGCTGCGTGAGCACGACGACCAGGTGGCCGCGCAGGCCGCCGAGGCGGCAGCGCTGCTGCTCGAGCGCCAGGACGAGGCCGCCGCGCACGCGGCAGAGGCTGCCCGGCTGCTGGTCGAGTCGAACGAGCGGGTCGCGCTGGCGGCGGCCGACGCGGACGCCAGAACGCAGGGCGCGCTGCGCGAGATCCACACGCTCGTCAACTCGAACCTGACCGCCGCGAAACAGAACGAGCTGGTCGCCACCGAAGCGCTGCTGCTGGCCAAGCGTGAGGTGGCCCGCCTGAACCGTCGGGCCGGCCTGGTGATCGACCCGGAGCTCGTCGCGGAGATCGACGAGATCGAGAACCGGCTCGTAGACATGCGCGTCTCCCTCGCGGAGCGCCTCGCCGCCACCGTCGTGGCCGCGCAGCAGAAGGATCAGGCACAGCCATAGGACCTGGGGGCTACCACAACTGAATGGAACGGGGCAAAAGCCATGAGCCTGCTCAACGACGTCGGCGTGCACTCCTGGGAAGACGTCGCAGCGGTCGTCGCGGCCGTCGGTGGCCTCTATGTGCTGCTGCGTCGCGCCATCCGCGGGGCCATCAAGAACGTCATCTCCGACCAGCTCACCGAGGTTCGCTCCACCGTCGTGGACCGCACCAAGACGATCCAGCCGGACGCGAACGGCGGGGACTCCCTGCCGGACTTGCACCGCCGCCTGGAACACATGGATGCCGCGATCGACCGCACTGAGCGCGGCACCTTCGCGAACAGCCGGGACATCTCGCTGCTGTCCGAGCGGTTCGACGAGCACCTGGCCGCTGGCGAGCACACCGAAGGGGAGGCGCCGCCATGATCGAAGGCGTCGACGCGGCCGGCCATCCCACCCCTGCGGCCCTGGTCGCTGCCGGGAAGCGGTTTGTCGGCCAGTACTTCAAGTACCTGGACCGGGCCCAGGTCGACGCCTACCACGCGGCCGGCCTCGACGTGGTCCTGATCTACGAGACGACCGGGAACCGGTACACCACCGGAAGGGCTGGGGGGGCAACCGACGCCGCCGCAGCCACCGCGGAGTGCAAGCGTCTGGGGTGCCCGCCCGGCACGGTCGTGTACTTCGCGGAGGACGACACCGGCGCAGCCACCGGGCCCAACGTCCTCGCCTACGCGCAGGGCCTGGCGGACGCGCGGCCGGCTGCGGCCAACGGCTGGTACGGCGGCATCGGCACCGTCAAGGCGGTCCTCGACGCGGGGCACTGCGCGTACGGGTTCCAGACCTACGGCTGGTCCGCCGGCAAGTGGGATCCGCGCGCCCAGCTCCAGCAGTACAACAACGGCCAGTCCCTGGGCGGGACCGCCGTCGACTACGACCGCGCCACCGTCCCCGGCTACGGCGCGTGGACAGCTACCCCCTGGGAGCCCACGATGATCCGAGTCCACCTTTCCGACGGCCGCCAGTTCATCGTGGGCGCCGGCTGGCGCAACGGCATCTCCGACCCGAACCTGATCGCCGAGTGCGACGCGGCCGGGATCCCCGACGGCGGCCAGCGCTCGACCGCGTTCGTCAACATGTTCCAGGACGCGGCAGCTGCGGTCGCACTGGTCGCCAAGACCGACCAGGACGCGGCCGCCGCCAAGACCGACCCGGCGGCCCTGGCCGCAGCTCTCGCCCCGCTCGTGCACGGCGGCGTCGACGTCAACGCCCTGGCGGCCGCGCTCGCCCCGCTGGTCGGCGGGAGTGTCATCGCGACGCTGACCGCGCACCCGTTCATCCCGAAGCCGTAGGAGGCCAGATCATGGGACCCCTTGACAGGTTGCCCGCCTGGGTGCGGCACCTGCTGCTCATCATCGTGGTGCCCGCCCTCGGCATCGCCGCGAACCAGGTCATCAAGCACAACGGCATCGAGGGCGTCGACTGGTCGTCGACGTGGCGCGCCATGTACAACCTGGCCGGGTTCTCCGCCGCGGTGTGGTTCGTCGGCGTGTTCGCGACCGGGCTCACCAAGCAGTACGGCGTCGGCAAGGGTGCCACGGCCGCCCTGGTGGCGCCCGCGCAAGTGACCGGGGCCAACCTGGTCACCGTGCAGCCCGCGCCGCATGTGACGCCGGCGCCGCCCCCTTTCACGTGAGCGCGGGGCTCGACACCCCCGGTACCCGGTGCGCGTTCGGCAAGTCCTGCTCGTCCGCGATGTCCGGGCACGGTGGCTTCGATGAGCACCACGAGCTGCCGCTGTCCCTGGGCGGGCAGGACAACCAGTCCACGATGCTGGTCCTCTGCCCGAACCATCACCGCCGCCAGCACTCCCTGGTGCGCTACCTGGTGGAGCACGACCAGGGCGTTCTCGACCCGCTCGTGCTGCGCCACTTCTCCGCGGTCGAGCTCGCCACGGCCAGGTTCGCGTACGGCGGCTGGGTCGCTGCCGGCCGCCCGCCGGTCCCGAACTGGCCATGCCCGGCCGCCCGAGCCTGAGGAGACGTGATGAAATACGCGATCCGCGAGTTCGTCGTCCCCGGCAAGCGCCTGGGGCGGCACATCAACCACGACCCGCGATCGCTGGCGTACGCGCTGCCCGAGGGAGCGGTCGTGTCGGTGGTGCACAAGCGGCAGGTGCCGATCTTCGACCAGGGCCACCTCGGCTCCTGCACGGGCAACGCCGCCGTCGGCGCCATCGGAACGTCGCCGCTGCTGGAGGACCTGGGTGGCCTGTTCCATCCGCAGCTCGACGAGGTCCTCGCCGTGTCGGTGTACTCCCAGGCCACCGAGGTCGACGCCTACCCGGGCACCTACCCACCGACGGACACCGGATCGGACGGCCTGTCCGCCGCGAAGGTCCTGCGCTCGCTGGGCTACATCTCCGGCTACACCCACGCCCTGACCCTGAACGCGGCCCTCGCCGCGCTCGCGACCGCGCCGGTCATCACCGGGGTGAACTGGTACGACTCGTTCGACCACCCGGACACCTCCGGGCGGGTGCGGATCTCCGCTTCCGCGCAGGTCCGTGGCGGCCACGAGTTCGAGGTCCTCGGCGTCGACACGGTCAGCCAGACGGTGCGGGCCGCGAACTCGTGGGGCGGCAGCTGGGGCGACCACGGGTACTTCTCGTTCTCGTTCACCGACTGGGACCGGCTCCTGCACGAGCAGGGTGATGTGACCCAGCTGGTGCCCCTCGCGCAGCCCGCACCCACCCCCACCCCGACTCCGACACCACCGGACGTGACGGTGGACCTGGAACTGTGGAACGCGAACGCCCCGTGGCGGGCCGCACGGCACTACGGCTCGAACGCTGCCGCCGTCGGAGTCGAGAAGGCGTGGGGCAAGTCGAGAGGATTCATCTGATGGCACCGACCCTGAGCATCTCCCCGACCACCTACAAGAGGGGCGACACGCTCACCCTCACGGTGACCGACGCGCCGCGCCCGTCCACACCGGCCGAGCACGACCTGATCACGGTCACCAACCCGGCGACCGGGCAGATCAGCACACCCACTCCCATCGACCTGCCGGCGGTGCCGCCGCAGCCGTTCGCGGTCAAGGACACCTCGCCCCGCGTCTGGACCCAGACGTCCGACGACGGGACGAAGGCGACTTTCACGGGCATCGCGTGAGCGTCTCCACGGTCACCGTCACCAACCCGGTCACGGGTCTGTCCTCCAGCATCGACATCGCCCCATCGGCGGCGACGGGCTGCAAGGTCGGCGCCTCGAAGGGCGCTTGGTCGACGGCGCAACTCCTGTCGATCATCAAGCCGCACATCGTGCGCTGCTTCAACCCCGCCGACGCCGCGGCCGTCCCCGCGGGCCTGCCGATCGTGTACAGCAACGACGCGAACCGGTCGGCCGAGTACGCGCTCGTCGGCGGGACCTCGTCCGCGGTGCTCGAGGCGGAGTGGCGTAAGGCCATGCCCGACACGGCCGTCCACTACCTGGTGCTGCTGCACGAGGAAGACCGGTCCGTGTGGGGCGGCGACTACGTCCGCTGGGCGAAGGTCTACTCGGCCGCCGGGGTGATCGTCGACCGGATCAACGTGGGCCGCCGGTACCCGATCCTGCCTGCCGCGTGCACGACCGGGCAGCCGTTCTCCGACGGCTCGTACGTGCACTGGGACTGCCCCGCCGCGAAGGTCATCGCCCCCGACAACTACAGCCGTGGGCGCTGGTCGACCATCGCCTCGTTCGCGGCGTCGCTGGGCAAGCCGTGGGGGATCTGCGAGAACGGCATCCAGGCCCAGACCAACCCGTCGCTGTACACCGACGCCGAGGTCAAGGCCGCGATGGTCGCCGACATCGACCTGGCCATCTCGCTCGGGTGCTCGTTCTTCTGCTACTGGCCCAACGGCGGCAACGACCTCACCGGCCGGCCCCTGTCCACGGCCCAGCTGGCGGCGTACTGCGCCGCATCCGCCTGACCCCCAGCCGACGGCAACGCCCGACGCTGGCTACTGGACCCCCGCCTCCGGGCGGGGGTCCTTTCGGCTGTCCTCAGTGGGTCAGCTTGTCGGCCTGCGCCGGGCAGATGACCGCCATCGAGTCCTTCATGGCCGCAAAGCCCGTCGCGGACTGGGAGTACAGCAGCGGGCCCTCGATCGCAAGCTGGGTGTCGGAGAACGCGCAGTCGTCCCGCACAGCCTTGAGCCAGCCGTCGGCGCCGCCCTGGGAGTCCGGCGGCGGGTAGCCGGCGTCGCGGGTGAACACGGCGGCGACCTGCTCGGCTGGGGTCTGCGAATGGTGCGCGGATGGCAGGCCCGAGCTGGAGCAGCCAGCCAGCACGAGCGGGAGAGCTAGCAGAGCTATGAGGGCGGCTCGCGCATTCATCGTCTCGACCCTTTCCTCGGCCCGGTCAGGCCGCGGCCAACGGTAGGCCCTCAATGGCCGCCCGGACCTGATCCTCGCTGATCCGGGTGTACACCTGCGTCGACGCCACCGAGGCGTGCCCGAGCGCCTCCTGGGTGGTCCGCACGTTGCCGCCTGAGGCGATGAGGACGTTCGTGCCGAACCAGTGCCTGGCAGTGTGCATGGTGGAGCTGATCCCGTTGGCGTGCAGCCAGCGGTTCGCCTGCGCGGTCAGCCGCTTCGGGGTCACCTCCCACAGCGGGCCGGCCGTCTGGCGGCTGATGATGGCCTCCTGGACGAGTGGGTGCGCCCACACCTTGCGCGAGTGGCCGCCCTTGCCCTCCCGGACGAACAGCCACCCGTCGGTCAGGTCATCCCCGCGCAGTGGGGCGATCTCCATGGCCCGCAGACCCGCCAGGGCGGCGATCAGGAACCAGGACCGCAGCGGCTCCGGCGCGGTCAACGCCAAGGCCAGGTCCCGGTCCGGCATCGGGCGCGGCTCACGTCGCGGCACCCGGGTCAGCGGGATCCCCGTGGTCGGGTCCGCGGCGATCAGGCCCTCGAGCGTGGCCCAGCTGTAGAAGGCGCGCAGGTGCAGCAGGTAGGACCGCCGCGACTGCGGGGACAGATGGTCCCGCGCCAGGTAGACGTAGATGTCCTCGCGGCCGGCGGCCAGGAGCGGGTGCGTCTTGGCGAAGTGCCGCAGCACCCCGCCGCGGGCGACGAGCGTGTTCGGACGGGCACCGGCGACCAGCGCCCACCGGCAGTGAGAGTCGATCATCATCCCCCCCAGGAGATGCCCAGTTTCCCCCGGAGGCCGACGGCGGGATATCCGCCGTCGGTGTGATCATGCGACGTCGGACCAGGAGCCGCCATACCGCTGGATAAGGTCGCCGACTGTCGCCGGCTCCTTCCCCATCGCCCGCATGATCAGCACGTACTGGTCGAAGCCCAGGCCCTCGCCGTTGAGGTAGCGCGAGATGTTGCTGGCTGGGATCCCCGTCCGGCGCGACAGCTCGCGTCCGGTGATCTTCTGGCGGGCCGCTTCCGCTCGGAGCTCGGCGGCGATGGCCTTGGTGAAGGCGTCGTCCATCATGGAGTGGACGGTCCCACGTCCTGACCGGCCGTGCAACCCACACACCGGGACACTCGCCCCTTCGGCGTAACACCATCCCGCTCCGTGGGCCACTGGTGGCTCGAAAAGTAGCACGCTGATGCACTTGACGGCATGCCGATTACCGGTCTACTGTGCCGGTCTATGGGACACAGTGCCACGGACCAGGTCGCAGGGAACCTGCGCGCCGAACTAGCCCGCCGCAAGATCAGCGGCCGGGGGCTGGCCAGGGGCCTGGGCTGGACCACGTCCACCACCGCCCGGCTCCTTTCGGGCGAGCAGCGCCTGACCGTCGACGAGCTCGCCGCGGTCGCCGCATTCCTCGAGGTGTCGCCCGGCTCGCTGCTGGAGGCGACCGCCGAACAGTCCGCCTAACAGGTGAGGCCGCCCCGACGCAACGGGACGGCCTCAGGAACCACCACCACGGAAGAGAGATGGTCCCAGTGCTCAACCCTAGCCACCCCGACCCGGTCGGTACCGGTGTCGCCCTGGCCCTGGTCGACCTGATCATCGAGGCCGACCTGCGCCCCGACACCGCTGCCCGGCGCCTGCACCGCCTCGGCTACGGCCACGGCCTGAACCAGTACCAGGCCCGCGAGCTGCTGCAGGCCGCCGCGGATGCCCGGCACGAGCGGGACCGGTTCCTGGCCGACCCGGAGGTCCTGTTCGAGGCCTACTCGGACGAGTTCCTGGCCATGTCCCCGGAGGGGCTGAGGGCCCTCGCCGACGACGAGGCCGCCGCGTACGACGTCGTCTACGGGAAGGCCATCGCTCGTCTGGCCGCCCCCGCCGTAGGTCTGGCGGTCGCGTCGTGAGGGGCCCGCTGGACGTGCCGTTCGCCCTCGGGCTGATCGGGGCCGCCGTGATCGTCCTGGTCGCCGTCCCCGCCTTCTGGCTGGCCCGCGACCTCCTGGAGCATCTGCGGGAGCGCCGCCAGGACCGCCAGTTCGGGCGTGCGCGATGAGCGAACCCCTGTTCGTGTTCGGCCCGCTGGCCGCCAAGTTCATGATCCTGGCCGCGGTGATCGCGTCCGGGGTCGTCGGCGCCCTGCTGGGCATGGGGTCCGCCTGGGACGCGCAGGACCGCATCATCCGCCAGGAGATCGCGGACGAGACCCCGAGGCAGTGGCGATGAGCGCCCGCGAGCTCGTCGCCGGCGCGGCCATCGCCGTCGCATCCGGCTGCGGGCTGGTCCTGGCCGTCGACGCCATCACCGGGAACCGCTCCGCCGTCGCCACCGCGCGCTGGACGGTCCAGCGCGTCGGCTGGGCCAACTGGCAGACCTTCATCGCCCTGGACGGAGAGACCGCCGGGCCCCGGTTCTGGACCCGCCGGGCCGCGGTCGCCTACGCGACCGAACGCTGGCCGAACGGGGCCACGCCATGACCGCCGTCCCGAACGGCAACGCGCCGGCCCCGCCCCCGCAGATGCAGCCGCAGCCGGTGCCGACGAACTGGGCGTTCGGGCAGGTCCCGACCCCGGCCGGCTCCCTGGTGTTCCTGCGCCTGGACACCCCGGTGTTCCCGCAGGGCGCCTACTTCTTCTTCGCGCCGCAGGACATGAAGGCGTTCGCGGACGCTGGGCTCGTCGCGGCCGCGCAGGCCCGCACTGGCCTTGCCCTACCACCGGGGAGCCTGTCGTGACCCGCGTCGGCATGGTCGACGGGGAGTCGCGCCACTGGTACGTGCGCCCGGCCCTGTCCGGTGACGACCGGTACGAGTCCGTCACGGCGGTGATCTCGGCCGCGAACGACTCGTCGATGTTCCTGACCCCGTGGGCGGCGAAGATCGCCGCGCACTGGTGCCTCGCGCATCACGACTTCGTCGGGGACATGCTCGCCGAGATCGGCTTCGACGCCACCCTCGCCGCAGCCGCCAAGGCCGCTGAGCGGCGCCGGGAGCTCGCCGCCGACATCGGCGTCTACCAGCACGACGTGATCGAGGCCCTCATCCTCGACAAGGCGCTACCGGTCATCCCCGAGCACCTGGTCGACGTGGAGATCGACGGGGAGCGCGTCGACCTCGACGCCATCTCCGACGGGTTCCTGAACTTCGTCGCCGACTACGACCCAAGGTTCCTGCTCGCCGAGGCCACCGTCGTGGACCTGGAGCGGCGCACCGCCGGCACCTTGGACTTCGTCGCCGAGCTGCCCACCTTCCCCGACGGGCAGCGGGTCAAGTGCGTGGACACCAAGTCCGGGCGGGTCCTACGGCCGACGATGCGCGCCCAGCTCGCCGCGTACCGGGCCAGCGACGAGGTGTGGCTGGACGACCTGGGGACGACCGCGCCGATGCCGTACACGGACGGGGCCGCGGTGCTGCACCTGCGCCGGGAGTACTCCAGGGGCTACAAGCTGATCGAGGTCGCAGCGAACCAGCGGGAGCTGGACTGGTTCGACGTGATGGCCCGCCAGTACCACATGGGCCGCGAGTTCGGCTCGAAGCTCGGCGGCCGGGTCCTGTACCCGCCGCTGCCCGACGGGACCCAGCCGGCGCCGCTGCTGGAGGACACGGCGCTGCGCTGCCGCGCCGTACTCATGGGCTCCGGGTACCGGTCGCTGGCTGACCTGGACGGCGTCCCCGCCGCCACGCTGCGGGCCATCAAGGGCGTCGGCCCCAAGGCGATGCAGGACATCGCCGCACTCATCTTCGACTGGCGATCGGGCGCACCCATCGCCACACCCGCCGACGTAGAGGACGTGGCCTGATGCCGCTCTTGGATCTACAGCAGCGCGCCCGGGAGGTTGGGCGCATCCGGATCGGACGCCAGGTCCGGTACGTGAAGGACGGCCAGACCAAGTCCCGGGCGGAGAAGCTGGACCGCTTCCGGTTCACCACGAACGACCCGCACGCCGCGCAGCGCGTCGCCGAACTGTACGGCGGCGAGGCGATCGAGTGGGAAGGCGGACGCCAGGCGTGGGAGGTCATCGCCGACGTCTCCGAGCTCGACGTCATGGTCCCCCCCGGCGAGGCCGCCCTGTCCCAGGACTACGAGCTGTGGTCCGGCGGTGGCCTGGTGCGCCGCTGCAACGGCATCGACCAGCTGACCACCGACCACGCCTGCGTGTGCCCGGCGGACATTTCCGAGCGCATGGAGCTGGCGGCGCAGGGCCGGGCGTGCAAGCCGACCACCCGCGTCAACGTGATCCTGCCGGACCTGCCCGACATCGGCGTGTGGCGCTACGAGTCCCACGGCTACACGGCCGCGCTCGAGCTGGGTGGCACGGCGGACCTGCTGGCAAAGGCCCGCGAGAAGGGCGTCGTGCTGCCGGCGAAGATGCGCATGGAGGCCCGGCAGAAGATCGCCGGCGGCCAGACCCGGAACTGGTTCGTGGTCGTCCTGTCCACCTCGGTGACGCTGCGGGAGCTGATCGAGGGCACCTACACCGGTGGCCTCGAGCAGGCCCTACCGCCGCCGCCCGCTGCACTGAAGGCGATCGAGGCACCCAAGGACCGCCCGACCCCGGAGCCCTCGGCCGACTCGGCTGAGCCTTCCCCCGGGGACGGTGGATCGCGGTCCCGCCAGCAGGCGGCGCGCACCCCTGCCGGCGGGATCCCCGATACCGCGCAGGGCATCGCCGACGAGGCGCGCGCCTGCGAGGACCTGGCCCGCCTCGGGGTGCTGTTCAAGGCCTCCCGCGAGAAGGGCTGGGACCAGGAGCTCGTCGCCGACGCCGACGACGTCCTCGAGCCGTTGGACGACGTGATCCTGACCCGCAAGGCCGAGCTCGAGGCCGGGGCGGTCGCATGAGCACGCGGGCACCGCAGCACGACCCGGGTCTGATGGCGCCGCCGCTGGAGATTCCGGGGTGGGTGCGATCGCCGAACGACAAAGTCCCCGCGTCGGAGAAGGAGTGGCTCGACTACTGGCCGCCGAACGCCTGGGAGTGCCGGGTCTACGTCCGCATCGAGGACGCCCCGGACCTCGAGCGCGTGATCGAGGCCATTCGATCCGACCCGCAACTGCGGCGCGCGCGGATCCCGGACATGCACATGCGCCGCATTGCGGAGGTCGCGACGTCAGCACTGTCAGGCGGCGCATCGTGAGCAACCGTCGCAAGCTACGCCCGCCTCGCACAGAGGTGGACGAGCACCGCCTCGCCCGTCAGTCCCGGGGGATGCTGCGCACCCAGGACACCGAGGACCGCCTCGCCCGGCGCGAGGCCCGTCGGACCGCGTCGATGGGTGACGTGGTGGTCCGGCTGCGCGGGTTCGGGGCCAAGCACGCGAGGGCCGAGCGGGCACAGAAGGCGGCCCAGCCGTGAGCGCCGTCCGGCGGGAAGCGTTCGCGGAAATGCTGCGCCGCAACCGGGTGGTCCGCGAACGGCTGGCCGAGATGGACGAGGCGATCGCTGACGCCGACCTCGCCCTCGCTCGCCTCGACGCGGCCAAGAGTGCCCTGGACGAGGCCGGTACTGCGCTCGCCGAGCAGCTCGAGCACGTCCGGGCCCTGCGCGCGATCAAGGCGGTCAGCTGATGCCCGCCGAGCGGTACATCCCCCGGGTCGGCGACGAGGTCGAGGTCACCGTGCGGGGCCGCGTCACCGCCTACAACGGCGGCAACCGGGTGCTGTGGGTTCGGTCCGGGAACGGACGGGCCCGCCCCTTCTACCTGGACGCACGGGCGCTGATCCACGAGGACGGCCTGTCCGTCCGCCAGGTCCAGCCAGTCGGCACCTCGCCGCCCTGAGACGGGCTGGCGCCCGGACACTCCCCCGGCCTGGCGCCAGCCGCACCACCCGGCTGGGGTCGCGTCATCCCCCGTACGTGGCCCCAGCCGGCCCCCCTCAAACCGCTGTCCCCGGAGGTGGCTCACCGTGATCCATAAGAAGCCGCACGTGGCCACCTTCACCTGTTCGCTGCTGCTCGCCGCTTGCGGTAGCCAAGGCGTTTCGCCAGGGGCTGCCGGTCCGTCGGCGAGCAGCAGCCCCGGAGCGACCTGGGCGCATGCGCACTCACAGCCATGGCGCGCGTCCAGGTCGCATCCCCGGCCCAAGCACCCCACCCCGAGACGGTCCAACCCGACGCCAAGCGGGGTCTCTCGGGGTGGGGTGACCTTCGCCCGATGGTCGGCCTCGCGTGGGACGTGGCGGGTGTTCAACTGCGAGTCGCACTGGAACCCGCGCGATGTGTCCGCGTCGGGCAAGTACCGCGGGCTGATCCAGGCCAGCGCCACGTTCTGGAAGGACTGGGGTGGCCTGCGCTACGCACCCACCCCTGACCAGGCCACTGTGTCCGAGCAGCTCGCCGTCGCCTACCACGCCTGGACCCGCCGCGGCTGGACACCCTGGCCGACCTGCGGGCGGCTCGCATGACCGGCACCACGGACGACCGCAACGACCCGCGGCTGACCCACGGAGTCGACGACGAACCCGTCTCGATGGCCGACGTGTACCTGGTGCTGTCCGACGAGGAACGCGCCAAAGGGTTCGTTCGGCCCGTGCGCCGGTCCTACGTCCACGTCGGTCGCCCCGGTCCGCGGTTCCCGTTGGCGAACCTGACGGACGAGCAGCGCGAGCGATACCCGGACCAGGGCTACGTCGCCTACGAGGCGTACGTGAACCGTCTGCCGGGCGGCGGCAGCGCGCTCGGCCGGTTCTGGACCCAGGCCGAGCTCGACGCCATCGACCAGGGCTGCGGCGCTGTCACGACGATGGGGGAGGCGCTCGCCGAGACTTACGCCCGCGAGCCGGCCTTCTACGCCGCCACGTTCTGCGTCCGCTGTTCCATGCACCGCCCCGTCGGCCCGCACGGCGAGTTCGTGTGGGATGGCACGACTGAGCGGGTGGGCACATGATCCGGGTGGCGGCTGCGACCGTCGTCGGTGTCGCCTTCGGCTGGTGGGTGCGCGGCTACATGGAAGCCAACGTCGCCCGGCTACTACGCGACATCGACGGGCTCGAGCGGTCCCCACAGTGGGCGCCGTGAGGTTCGGCAAGGGCGGGACGAAGCCGCCGACCGAGGAGGCCGCCAGGGCCCGCCGTCTGGCCGCGGCGCAGGCCCGCTGGGAGGCCGCCGGGTGCAAGCCTCTCGACGCCCCCACACCGCCCGCTGCGCCGCCGACGGTCCCGGCCCGGCTCCAGTCCCCACCCGTGGCCACGCCCCCGCCAGCGGGCCAGGAACGCCGCACGGGCGCCCCTTCTGACTCCCGGCCTGCGACACCATCTCCGCGGCCGGTGCAGGCCGAGCCGGTCCCCGCGGCTGAACCCGCAGGTGCGTCTGCGGCGCGGGTGACCGGGCTCGCGCCCGACGATCGGCCACCCACCCCGCATGAGCATCCGGCCCGGGCGATCCCACTGGCGATGCGCCAGGCCATGGTCGACGCCTACACGGCTGGCGAGACGGTGCCCACCATTGCCCGCCGGGCCGGCACCACCCCGGCCACTGTGCGCCGCGTCATCTTGGCCGCCGAGGTCCCGATCCGCGACGACCGTGCCGGGCACTCCGGCGGCACGAACCGCATCGACGCCTACCCGGCCGAACTCGTCGACCAGGTCCGGTCCCGGTACGAGTCGGGCTGGTCGCAGCCGCAGATTGCGGCGTGGCTGTGCCGGTCGCGCAAGTTCGTGCAGGACGTGATGGCCAAGCACGGCATCGCGGCGCGTGACCAGTCGGCGGCGCAGTCGCTGCGCCCCCGTGACGCGAAGGGCCGGATGCTGCCCGGCGCCAGCCAAGGAGGGTCCTCATGACCACCGCCCCGTCCCGCACGTCCGGACCTGACCTCGCGCTGCGGCTGATGGCCGAAGGCAAGACCGTCCGCGCCATCAGCGACGAGACGGCCCTGATGCCCCGCGAGGTCGCGGACCTGGCCCGCAGCAACGGCTACGTGATCGGCGCTGACGGTGTCGCCTGGAAGGGCAAGCAGGTCGGCTCCCCGCGGCTGTCACCCGCCCCCCCCCATGGCGCGACCGTGCCGCCACGGCCGCTGCAGCCACCCGAGCCGCGACCAGCAGTCCGGGACCTGATCTTCACTGCGAAGGCCTCCACGAAGCCGCGGATCCGTGCACTCGCGGACCGGGTGTCGATGATGCTTGACCAGCTGCAGGCACTCGTCACCGCGGAGGCCGAGGCGGTCCGCGATCGTGAGCGCCAGGCACAGGAGAAGGCGCAGGCCGCGGCGGATGTCCAGCGTCTGCGCGAGCAGCTGAAGGCCGCGGAGGCGAAGCTGCGTCCGGCCGCCAAGGCTGACTACGACTCCGCGGAGGTCCGCCGCTGGGCCGCAGCCAACAAGGTCGAGTGCCCGAAGGTCGGCCGTGTCCCCGCCGTCGTCGTGGCAGCGTGGCGGGCGCGGGAGGCGACGCCGTGACCTTGTTCACCCCGTCCAGCGTCGACATCGCCGTCTACGGTCGGCCGTCCCCGCAGGGCTCGAAAATGGTCATCGAGCGCGCCGGCCGGCACATCCCGATCGAGGACAACCCGCACCTGAAGCCGTGGCGCCGCGACGTGATCGCGGCCGCGCACATGTCGATGCAGATGCACCGCGACGCGATGTTCCCGCTGGCCGAGCCGCTGGCCACCACGATCGCCGTGTACATCGAGCAGCCGCCCAGCAACCACGACCCGTACCCGACGGCCCGCGACAAGGGCGACGTCGACAAGCACGCCCGCTCCGTGTTCGACGCCCTCGCGATCGCCCGCCTGATCGCCGACGACTGCCTGTTCGTGGACCTGAACATCCGCAAGCGATGGGCGTCACCGGACCGTCCGGCTGGCGCCTCGATCCGCGTCTCACCCCTTGGAGGCACAACGCCATGACCAACGACGTCATCCTTCGTCTGCGCGGCAAGCTGCCCGAGCAGACATCCCTGGACGCCAGGGCGGACGAGCACTACCGCAGTGTGGGCAAGCACTACGTCGCGCTCGTCGAGTACGTGGTGGAGAGCCAGACGATCCCGGACCCGGCGTCGGAGGCGCACCCGGTCGGCACGCTGCGACTGACGAAGATCGAGCTGCCGCTGGACGCGGCCGACGACGAGGCGTGGCGCGAGCTGATGCGTGGCACGTTCGTGCGGCGCACCAACGACGGCACGTTCGACTCGGTCGAGCCCGACGGTGAGGTCGCGCGGGATCCGTCGCCGCTGGCCTCCGTCAAGCCCACCGGTGCTGGCCGCTCGAGCACGCGCGGCAGGGGCGGCCGCGGCTGATGCCTCGTCCCCCTCGCCTCGGACCGTATGCGCCGCTGTCAGCGAGCGCATACCAGGACGACGCGCTGCTCGCCGCCGGACCGGACGCGGAGCTGCTGTTCTACCGCAGCCTGCAGTTCTCGGCCGGGGCAGCCGCTGACGGGTACTTCACCGACCGTCAGGTGCTGCTGTTCGGCGTCGGGCTGCGCGCCATCGGCAAGTCGTCGCAGGCGCTGGTACGCGAGGGTGTCTGGGTCGAGGCCGAGGGGGGCTACCAGGTTCGGTCGTGGCTGAAGTGGAACCGCTCCTCCGC